CCAGCACTGACGTAGATCGCACCGAGTCCCCTACCTGGTGGGACAAGTTGCGACACTCCGTCGACGAATTCTTCCGCCGCGGCGAGCAAGGAACGAAGCTCTACCCCTAGCGGCTGATACACCGACCTACCGGGTCACTGGCCCCCGCCGAAAGGCGGGGGCCAGTTTCGTTGCCATGGGTGCGGCGCTTTCACCGCGCGGGGTCAATCCGGCGCGTGCGCGACGTGACCGCCTGCGCCGTGCCTAGTGGGCGGCACGACTGTGAGTCGGAGGATGTGCCCTGTGTCCGCCTGCACGCGCATCTCCTCGCGCGGCTGATCACGCTCCGGGGCGTCGAGGACGAGACCGTTGAGGTGCATCCCCTGAAGTCGCCCGGCAGTTTCGTAGTTCCATGCGAATGTGATTCGCTCGACGCTCCGTCCGAGCGCCAGCCCGCAGCTGTAGGCGAGGTCGTGGATCTCGGCAGCGTAGTCGGTCGAGCGAGGCCACCACAGGCCGGCTTTCAGGTCCTCGTCGAGGTCCAGTCGTACGCGCTGTGTGCCGGTGTCCAACCGGTGCTTGGCGTGAGGGGAGCTCAACGCGCCATGTTCGTTGGCGGTTGATGAGGTCGGATGGGCATCGCTCACACCGTTCCGCTCTGGCGTGATGCGATAGGTGCATCGCTCATGCGGGTAGATTGCGGGCGGCGATCTCTTCCGCGGCCGATGTGGACGCGTCAGGGGCGATGAGGGCGTAGATGATCGCGACTCGGGGGCCGCTGAAGACCACCAGCCCCGCGGTGACGAGAAGGCGGGTTGCGATGGCGTCGCCGTCGCGCGCCGGGAGTTGGCGGGCACGTGTCGTCCAATCCGCGGGGCTGAAGTGGATGCACTCGAGAGCCTGGAGCTTCAACCCGACCGACGGGAGCACGGTCGGAAGCTCGGCCTGCAGATCACGACTGCGGGGCCACCACACGCCGTCGATCCCGCGCGTGAGAGCGGTCCTGTGCGGTAGGAGGACTCGGCCGGGTATCGGCGTCGGGGTTCCGTCCCGGGTGAGTCCCCGGCTGAGGAGTCGGCGTAGGGCCTCGGGCCCGGGCTGTGCGCGTGATCTCACTCGACGCCCGGGTCGGTGGAAATGACTGCCCTCGCGTCATCGCGCGCGGTGGTCAAGGCTGCGATGACGCTATCGAGGACGGCGATCGGGATCCCGATTCGCCGCGGCGACTTCTGGTCGGTGACCAGTAGTTCGACATCGGCGGCGGAAATGTCGCCGGCCTTGTTGTTGAGCGTCTTGATCGTGGTCTCGATGGTGACCTGGCGGTGGGTCAGTGTGCGGGCCGACCACCATCGTTCGACGGAGCCGTCGAGGTTGCGGTAGGTCGTGATGGGGTCCAGATCCATGCGCAGGTGATCGTTCATGGCGATACCTCAGCGACAGGCGGAGCTGTTCGGGAAGCCGGCGGTGCATGGCCGCCCTCGTTGTCCCACACGCGCTCAGCGTCCTGCCGTTGATGGAGCCTCGATGTGGTCTCAGCCGCTTTCACGTTGAAGGCGTGCGCGAACTGGGATAGAGCGCCGGTCATGGCGAGCACGGAGGCCAGCTCCGCGACCTCCTGTTCCGTGCCTGGAGGGATCAGAGCGCACACCAACGAGGACTTGATTCCAACGAATCGAACTGTGTCGAGCTCCTGCGTGGTGTAGCCGTCCAGCCGAACGACATCGCCGTCGATCAGCACCTTCCGAGGAGCAGCGTCCCAGTTGGAATAGCGATAGCACACCCTCTCAAGTCCGCAGACGCGGTCGCGGAGGAGCGGATATACCTGCTGCAGTTCGTCATGCAGGTCGCGTGAGCGAGGCCACCAGACGCCGTCGACTGCGCCGACGATCGAGCCGATCGGTTTCAGTTCGAACCGCGCAGGGACAGGTGCCATAGGGGGAAGTGGATGCGTCATGAGGACGCTCCGATCCGGAACAGAATTCCGATGAGCAAGCCGAGAGCACCAAGGGGATCCCGGTGGGAAATCAACTCACCCTCAGTCTACGCCCCGCGGCTCTCGTGCGCTGTTCTCGCTCAATAGCGTTCGCTCAGCTCATGCTCCAAGCGAGGAGAACCGCGACCACCCCGCCAACGATCCACGGCCACTTGCGACGACGCTTGGGCTCTATTTCTCGTTGTTCGCTCATCTTCCCTGTCTACCGGAACTGATCGCAGCGTGCCCGTGGCGTGGCCTCGTTGGCGCCTGGACGTCTTCCGCGTCAATCGGTGTCTGCAAATCAGGCGTACGCTATACCGCATGATGGGTTGGCGGGTACGCATCGGAGGGTGGAGTACCACCGTCCGAGCTGACGACCAGCCCAGCGCCGTCAGATCTGCGCTCGCGCGAGCAGCCAGAGTGGGCCTGGTGCAGAACTGGCCGCACAGTCAGCGAGTGCACGTGCGGCGACTGCGGTCAGCATGAACGATTAAGGCGGCTCCAATCTGTAATTCTCGGTTACAGTTTGGGGCCGTTTCTCATGCTCGCGACCAACGGCTACACCAGGTCGCGGAGTCGTTCCGGCGGCTCCGGGATCGGTGCGTCTGGGGCGTGCCGACGGTGCGAGTCGATCAGCACCCGGATGTAGCCGATCGCGTCCCACCGCAGGCGCTTCTCCGCGGTCAGCTCGGCCTCGAGCCGGTCGAGGCGCGCGGTGAGTTCCTCGTAGTCCTCGTGCACCGCCTGGTACATCTCCTCGAGCCGCTTGATCTCGGACTGCGACACCCGATAGCTGGCGGTCGCGGGCTCGCGGTTGTGCCACCAGCGCGCCGCCGCGCCGAGGATGCCGGGCGCGCGGGCGGCGGTCTTCGATAGCAGCGCGGGCGGGCCGACGAGCAGGAAGATCACGAGCCACACGAGCGGCGGGATCCCCACGGGCGCGTCTGCGGTCACTGGCGTACTCCCCTGGTCTGGTCGGCGTAGCCGAGCGCGGACAGCCACGACGAGAACGCCACGATGAGGTACACCCATGGGCCGCGGAACCCGCCCAGCTCGTCGATCTGCGATGAGCCGACGCCGACGGCGAGCGCGAACCACAGGACGCCGGCCACATGCAGCCCGGTGATACAGGTACGCGGCCACCGTGCGACGTACCCCCCGACGGCGAGCACCCCGGCCAGGATGAACAGGACGCCCCACACCGTCGCGGGCACGGACTGCTCGACGACGGACTGCGCCGCCGCGTTCTCGCCGAGCATGAAGTCCGCGCCCGCGACCGGCGACGCCGACACGAGCAGGAACATCGTGGGCCACCGGTAGCGCGGCGGCAGCAGCGGCGACCACGTACCGCGCCGGATGCGGATCACGACGGCCAGCCGAGCCGCCGGCGCACCTCGGCCTGCGCGGCGTCGATGCCCTGGTTCAGCTCGTGCGGCAGCGGTACGCCCGCCTGCACCTGGTCGACGATGCTGTCGGCCTGCCGCTGGGCCTCACGGGCGGCCTTCTTGGCGGCGCGCTCGGCGACGATCACCGGCAGCGTCGGCAGGGTCGCGACGTCGGCCGCGCTCGCCGCGCTCTTGAAGATCGACTGCGCGGTGGTCAGCAGCACGGCGGCGCCGAGCTGCAGCAGGTCCTCGCGCGTCGACGGGAACACGACCAGCACGGTGAGCGCGGTCTGCCCTGCGGTGGCGACGGCCCGGTTCACCCAGCCGGGCGCGAGCAGCGGCCCCTGGATTGCGTCCTTGAACATCACCGGCCTGCCTTCCGTGCGATCGAGCGGAGGTTGAGCACCCACACCAGGCCGTCGACGAGCACGGTCACCGGCCAGGAGTTGAGGATGCGGCGCGCGCGGTTTGGCACCGGCGACAGGATCGCGTCGACGGGCATGGCGGGCAGAAAGCGGAGGCGGTCTATCAGACCGGGGCGGCGCTTCACGGCTTCACCCCGGCGGCCGCGGCGAGGGCGCGGATGATGCGGCCCTGCTCGGCCACCTCGTCGCGGAGCTTCTTGTTGTCGAGGCGCATCTGCTCGACCTTCGCGTCGTTGAGCAGCACGTACGTCGGCAGATCGGCCTTGAAGGTCGAGCGCTGGCCGGTGTCGGGGTCGACGTACAGCGACTGGTACTGGGTGTTGTCCATGAGGAAACCTCCGTCGTTGGTGGATGGGAGCAGTCGGTCGCCGAGCGCGAGGCACCTGCTCCACCGCGCGCGCCGGTCGTCGATTCCGTTGGTGCCGCCGTTGATCGCTCGGGTGGCACCGTCGAGGTCCCGTGCGTCCGAGAGGCGGTTGAGCTGGGGGCGCGCCGCGGTCCAGTACCAGACCGGGCCGATGAACCCGTACCGGTCCGAGGCGAGCTCGGCGGGCTGGTCGACGAAGTACGTCGACGAGGGCACGAGGCCGCGGCCAAAGGCCCACTGCGAGCACGCGGTGTAGTTCGCGCGGCCGGTCACCTGGATCGGGCCGCGCCCCTTGAAGCGGCGGCCGTCGCCGGGCTGCGTGTTCCCGAGATCCGTGCGCCCCTCGTAGGCGGAGCCGTCGGCGATCTCCTCCATCCAGCGCAGGCCGCCGGACTCGTGGCCGAGCTGTGCGCACCACATCGCGGCGCGGTTGACGTTCGTGATGTCGGCGGCGCGCATGGCCTCGACGAACGCGGGGTGCAGCGCGGCGTACCGCTCGCGGGGCAGGCTGTTGCCCATCGCGTCGGCGAGGGTGTCGACCGTCATCCCCACGGGGGCCGCGGCGGGCTCGAGGCGGGCGTCGAGGTACCAGAAGTCGTGGAACAGCGGATCGTTCCAGGCACGGGCGCCGTCGTAGAGGAAGACGCCGTCGCCCTGGGACTCCCAGTCGACGCCGCGCGCCGCTTCGACGACCGGCCCGCCGGGCTGGTCCATCGTCATCAGCGTGCACGCGGTGTGCGAGTAGATCCCGCCGCCGCCGTGCTGCAGGCCGACGAGCATGACGGGCTTGAAGGGCAGCGCGGCGACGCCGCCCGCGGGGAGCCGCTTGAACCCGAGGTCGAAGACGATCTGGTGGTTGAGGCGGAACGACTCGGTCGAGCCGTAGCGGTTCCCGGGCCAGTCGGCGCGGCCGCCGTACCAGGCCGCGGTCTGCAGCACGAGCCCCGAGCAGTCGGTGGTGTCGCGCGGGTTGCGAGTGAACGCGCCGCCGTAGCCGTACGGGAGCCCGGCGCGGGCACGGGCGAGGTCGTGGACCTCTTGCGCGCGCTGCCGCGTGATGATCATGGTCATGGTGCTGCCTTCCGGTCGAGGTCGTAGAGGATGTGGTGGGCGACCTGCTGCAGGTAGGTGCGGCGTATCCCGGGGATCGGCCACGCGGGGTCGCCGTAGCGGGTGTGCAGGTGTGGGTAGCCGCGGACCTCCTCGGCGGCGCGGGCGCCGCGGGGTGCGAGCTCGAGGAGCGTCGCCGGGTCGCGGCGGAACCGCTGCCACCATCCGGCGTTCTGCCACGCCTGCTTCCGCGCGAGGGCGAGGAGCTTGCCGGGCCAGGCGATGACGTCCTGCCAGGTGAAGCCCATCCACTCGGAGAAGTCGGCGATGTCGCGCACCAGCGAATCGGGGGTGGCGTCGCAGATGACGTCGCCGCGGATCGAGTACCAGCGGGCGCGGACCGTCGTGATCGGGCGCTGGCCGGCGACGCCCCACCCGTTGAAGTTCTGCGATTCGGTGGCGCCGTTGCTATCGGTGCCGCGGGGGCGCAGCGCGTCGGCGACGAGGTACACGCCAACCACCGCGGCGGCCAGCTCCGGGGTGAGGGCCGCGGCGACGTTCCCGGCGACGACGGCGCCCTGCGAGTAGCCGACGATCACGATCAGGTACCCGCGGGCCGCGTAGTCGCGGACCGCGGCGAGGAGGTTCGTCTCTCCGACGGTGCGGGAGCGGCCGTAGCTCATCGGCAGCGCGTACTGCCGTGGGTAGTCGATCACCTTGGTCTCGACGCGGCCGGGCGCGAGGCGGGCGAGCTCGGCGGTGACGCCGCCGAGCATCCCGGCGGCGGGTTCTCCTGTGCCGGGGACGATGAGGACGATGGTGGGCTTGGGCATGGCGGACCTCCTGCGGGTACGCGGGAGCCCCGCGTGCTGGTGCTCGCGGGGCTCGGGGGGGGGTAACGGTTCTACTGCTCCTTGTGGCGGGTGCGCGGGGTGACGTCGATCGGCACCGCCTCCGCGTTCGACGTGAGCGACGAGTCGAGGTTCGCGGCCCACAGGTACGTGGATCCGTTCCACACGCTGTAGCTGCGCGCGGTCTTGTTCGGCGGCAGGCTGTACCCGCATTTCGAGCCGACTGCGACGGCGTACCCGGCGTCGGCGCCGGACCCCATCGCGGACGCGGCCCAGGTGGTGGCCGCGCTCGCGGGCGTGGTGGCGATCGGCGCGGCCGCGCCGGCACCGGACGCGGCGTGGACGGTGTCGCGGTCCTGCTCGTGGACCTTGACGACGTTTCCGAGGCTCGCCTTGTAGTCGCAGACCTGCTTGTTGACGGCGTCTGTAGCTGGCATAGTGTTGTCTCCGTTCAGGATTGACGTGCGTAGAAGGATGCGCGGCCGTTGCCGCCTGGGCCGCCGCGGGTGCGGGAGCCGAAGAATCCGCCGTTGCCGCCCGCCCCGGCGCCGCCTGGTGCACTGCCGGCGCCCGCGTTGCCGGTGCCACCCGCACCGGACGGATAGTTCTGGCCGGCCACCGTGGTCGTGGTAGAGCTGGCGCCGTTCTGCCCCGACGCGACGGTCCCGGAGCCGCCGGGCGAGGTGATGCTGCCGCTGCCCCAGTCCGCGGTGGTGTCGCCGCCGGGGTTCGGCGCGGCGTTGTCGGAGTTGGCGGCCTGCGCGCCGCCCGTGCCGACGGTGCCGGTGATCGTCGACTGCGACCACGGGATGTCGACGCCGCGCTCAAGGGTGCGCACCACGTAGATCGCGGCGTTGCCGCCCTTGCCCGCGGTGCCGATCGCGCCGCTGCCGGTCTGCCCGGATGCGGCGCCGCCGATGATCACCTGGTCGATGAACCGGGACCATCCCGGGATGTTGTAGGTGTACGCGCCGGTGGCGGTGATGTCGGTGCGCGCGGGCGCGTGAGCGGAGAACGCGGACATGGCGGCGCCGTCGCCGGTGGCTGTGCCGCCGCCCGCGAGGTGGGCGAGGACGGCGGCGGCGCTGGCTCCGAGGCTGATCCCGGTGCCCTGCAGGTGCGCGAGAATCGTGGCGGCGGCGTCGCTGAGGCTGGTGCCGATGCCGGTGAGCGGGAAAGCTGCGCGGCCCGCGCTGTCGCCGAGGCTCGTGCCGGTGCCGGCGAGGTGCGCGAGGACGGTGGCGGAACTGTCGCTGAGCGGTGTGCCGGTGCCGATCAGATGGGCGAGGACGGTCGCGGCGCTGTCACCGATGCTGGTCGCGGTACCGAGGGAGCTCATGGCTACCCGGGCCGCGCTGTCACCGATGCTGGTGCCGGTGCCGATGAGCTGCGCGACGCCGTCCCACCCGGGGACGCCACCACCGGTCTCGCGGGGTGGCCCTTCGGGGGACCAACCGAGCCGGGCCGCCCGGAGCCGCCCCGTCGGGTACGGGGTCCACGGCATCAGGGCACCAACCAGGGCATGACCTCGCGGACCAGCGCGGCGGGGCTGCGCCACCATCGGCCGTCGCGGTAGACGCACAGGTCGTCGCCGTTCTCGTGCACGGCGTACATGTCCGGGTGCGAGGCGGGCAGCGGGTCGAAGGCGCCGATGTAGTGGTACGCGGCGTCGTCACCGGGCGCGACGTCGGTCACGCCGGTTCCTCGAAGACATAGAAGGTGACCTCGCCCGGGCCGCCCGCGGCGCCGTTGCCGGTACCGCCGCCGAGGCCGCTGTACGGCGACCCGCCGCCACCGCCACCGCCACCGCCCGGATTGCCTCCCGGCGCGCCGTCACCGGACAGTGTCGTGGAGTTCGGTCCGGCGTATCCACCACCACCACCCGGGGCGCCGAACCGGTACACGGGGTCCGTGCGGGCCGCGGGACCTGCGGCGGCGTTTGTGGTGGAGCCACCGAGCCAGCCGCCCGACGAGCGGCCACCTGCGCCGCCGACGCCGCCTGCGCAGGATTCGCCGTCCTCGCCGTCGCCGCGGCTGTACGACTTGCCGGTGACCGCGCCGTTGCTGTCGGTGGTGATGTCCTTGAGCAGCGCGTCGCCGCCGCGGCCGCCGCGGCCTGGCTTGGTCTCCAGTCGGACGGGAACGGCGCCGACGAGCTTCGCGAACGCGGCGCCCATAGTGGCCTCGGCGAACACGGTCGCGCCGTTCATGACGCGCGTCGCGCTCGGCATCGCCCCGGGGCCTGTCGACGTGGCGCCCGCGCCACCATTCGCGACGACGACCGACAGGCTCGCCGGCATGTCGGCGGGCAGCACCTCAAGGTAGAAGGCGCCGCCGTCGATGCCGTCTGCGGCACCCTGGCCGTTGCCCTTCGCAGCCTTGCCGCCGCCCTGGCCAGCGCCGATGACGTGGATGCCGAACTTGGTGATCTTCTTCCCGGACGACGGTGCCGGCCGGCTCCAGGTGTAGCTGCCCGGGGCGTAGACCGTGCGGGTGATCGTCTCGTCGGGGTTCACGACCACGGTGGTGAGGGCCGAGGAGGCGACCGCGGACACGGATTCTTGTGCACCTGTGGCGGTCGATCGGACGCCGAGGAACGAATTGATCAGCCCGTCGAGCGCGGGGATGCCCGTCGACGGGGCGGTGCCGTTGTTCCCGGCAGCGGTGAATCCGCTGAGGAACTTGGTCCAGTCCGTCTTCGGGAGCAGCAGGTCGAGTGCGTCGTCGAGGTCGCCGATCAGGGCCTTGGGGATTTCGCCGATCACCGACACCGGATCGGTGAGGAGGCCCGACAGTAGGTCGTCGAGGTCCGCCTGCGTCCCGTCGGTCTGCGCCTGCCACGATCCGAATCCGTCGGCGAGGTCCGTGATCTGCTGGAAGAAGTCGCCGACGATCGGGATGCCGAGGGCGTTGAGTCCGTGCTGAATCCAGGTCTCGAGCCACCCGAACAGGTTGCCGAGGTCCTCGACGAGGCCTGAGATCCACGCCTGCGGGAGGTTCTGCGCGGGCTTCCGCAGCCACAGGTCGTCCCAGTTGACGGTGCCGCCCGTGGCCGCGGTGGTGCACTCCATACGCACGCGCACGTAGGCGGTGTTGGCGGGCGGCGCCCACGATCCCGCCATGCCGGCCTCGAAGTCGGGAGCGTTCGCCGGCGACGGCGTGACCGCGCCGATCTGCTGGCTGCCGAGGAGTTGGTCGCCGGCGTTGTACGCGAGGGTGCGGAGGACGAACGCGGGGCCGCCGGTCCCGGCGAAGTTGTCCCAGCGGAGCTTCCCGCCGATGTCGAGGGGCTGCCCGGGGGCGGCTTCGATCGCCTCGGACGTCTGGACGTGCTCGGTGCCGTCGAGTGCGCATTTGGCGCTGCCGGGCGCGGTGCGGCCGACGGTGGCGTCGTGCGACCAGTTCGGGTCGGTGTCGGTCTTGATCGACTCGGGGGTGTCGAACGGCTCGAGCCAGTTCTTCTCCTGGCCGGCCGCGGGGCGCCAGAGCTGCCCGAGCTCGACGTTGCCGAGCAGGCCGCCCGTCGCGAGCGAGAGGATCGCGCGCAGCATCACCTGCGGTAGCTCGCCGAATAGGAAGCTCGCGTCGAGCTTTCCGTCGGGGCGCAGGAACCCGAACAGTGCCTGGATCTGCAGGAGCACCTCGTCGTCGCCGTCGTAGGTGCCGAGGATCGCCTCGAGCAGGCCGACGAACTCGCCGATGACGGGCAGGTTCTCGATGAAGCTGAGGAGCAGCTCGGGCAGGTCGTCGGGGCCGTTGATGTCGGCGGGATCGGCGTTGGCGACGGCGCTGTTGAATTCGGCCCAGATCCGCGTGAGGATGCCGAACGGGGTGAAGTCCGACAGCGGCGTACCGCCGGACGAGCCGCCCATGATCGACGGGAACCGTTCGCCGGCGCGGGAGCGCATCGCGCCGCCGGACATGTCCTGCAGGCGGGCCTGCATCGTCTCGAGCGTCAGCGCGCCGGTCGGCAGGTTCGTGACGCCACCGGGAGTGGTCACAGCGACACCGCCCGGGCGGCCGCCTTGATCTTCTTCGGCGGGGCCGGCGCGGTCGCGGTGCGTGCCACGTAGGGCTCGGCCTCGGTGGGCTGCGGCTGCTCGGGGAGCTGCACGGCCTCCTGCCGCACGCCGTCGGTGATCCACGTCGGCGCGTGGATCGCGGTCGAGTCGATCTGGTCGGTCTGGCGTACGCCGAACGCGACCATCTGCGAGGCGAGGTCGGCAACGTAGGGCTGCAGCATGTGCATCGGCATCTCGGTCGCGGTGAGCAGCGCGGAGGCGAGCGCGCCGGCGAGCGCGGTCTTCTGGCCTTCGATGTCGTCGAGGGCGGGCACCTTCTTCGGGATGACCGTCTCGTCGATCACCTGGTCGGCGATGGCCTTCGCGGCTTCGGGGGTCAGGTCGTCAGGCACCGAGCACCTCCTCGACGAGGGGGCGCCGCTGCGCGAACAGGCGCGGCGCGGCCGCGCCGCACAGCACGGGCAGGACGGACGCGCGGACGTCCTCACGCCAGGTGTCGAGCACCAGCGTGTCAGCCTGGCACCCGCGGGCCGCCGACGTGGTCGCGGCGACGAACCACACGCGACCACCGTTCGTGCACTCGATCTCGTGCTGCCGGTACCCGCGGGACACCTTCCGCACGAGGTGGTCCGGCAGCAGCGCGCGGATCGCCTCGAGCGCGTCACGATCACGCGCTTCGGAGTCGGTTACGTACAGGACACGTCGCCCCGCGAGCAGCTCGTCGCGGACCACTTCCGGGGTCAGCTCATTCATCACCACAGTCCGATCTGTTGCAGTCCGCTCATCGCCTTCGCGACGAGCTCGGTCATCCGCTCCATGGCGTCCTTCGAGTTCCGGGTCGCGCCGAACTCGGCCTCGAGGGCGATGCCCTTGCCGCCGTCCCACGAGCCGGACAGCTTCCGGTTGCGGCGCACGAACACCCGCGGCATCAGGTACTTCGAGGTGCCGCCGACGCGGTCGCCGAGCCACCAGTGCCCGAACCCGTTGTCTCCGATCAGCCACGGGAGCGCGTTCGCGACCTGCAGCGTGAACGCGGTGTCGGGGTCGGTCTCGCGGCGCCGCGCGCGCAGATCCATCACGGACGCGGCGGTGAAGGCCTGCGTGACGTTCGTGCTGGTGGTCTCGAGGTAGTGGCCCCATCCCTGCCGCTGTGCGCGCAGGAGCAGCGGCACGCTCATGTGCGCGAGGATGCTGTCCTTGTAGATCGGGTTCAGGAACGAGTCGAGGGCGCCGCCGAGGGAGCCGACGGACACGGAGAACCCGACGCCCGCGGAGATCGCCGCGGACAGGTTGTCGCCGAGGACGTCGCCGCCGTACTGCACCAGCGCGCTGATGAGCTCGTTGACGCCGGGCATCGACTGGCCGCCGACGGTGATGCGGCACGGCCCGCCAGGGCCGCGGGAGAACGACGACGTGAGGATGCCGGTGATGTCGGCGTCGCGGTACACGACGTAGGGGTGCTCGGCGGCGGTGAACAGCTTGCCGGGGAGCCGGTAGCCGGTCTCGTCGATCGTCTCCCCGGTGAACAGGTCGTAGCTGTCCTCGACGTGGTTCGACAGGACGTCGGCGATGGTGCGCGTGAACCCGGTGAGGAGGTTGCCGCCGATGCTGGTGCCCCTGCGGAACGCCGACTTGTCCTCGATGCCGACGAACAGTTGGCCCTGCCGCCAGTTGGTGCCGGCGCCGGGCCACGGCTCGGGGTCGCCGTTCTTCCAGCGGCGGGTGACGATCTGCAGCTCGGCGTCTTCGAGGATCGGCGCGGCCACGTCGAACCAGCTCGTGTTGATGCTGCCGACGATCAGCGCGAGCGGCGCGACGGAGTCCCCGAAGTGGCGCGGCATGATGACGATCTGCGACTCGTGCCACAGGTGGAGCAGCCCGTCGAGGGCGCCCTCGATCGTCCAGTTCGCGGGGTTGAGCAGCTTGAGGATGCCGTCGACGTTGATGTTCGCGAGCTGCAGGCGCGGCATGTTCGCGGCGAGGGTCAGCAGCAGCCCGTGGTCGGCCTGCAGCGGGAGCATCCACGCCTTCGGCTGCTGGATCAAGCTGATCGGCAAGAACGGGTTCCCGGCGGTGTGGATGTATTTGAACTCCTCGGTGTCCTCGAGGAAGTCGATCGTGACCTCGTCGCCCTGGTCGCTGCGGGTGAGGGTGACGCCGTCCTTGGGCTTCATGCGCCCTGCGATGCGGGCGCCCATCGTCTCGATGATGACGTGGATGTTGCTGGTGCCGCGGGCTTCCTCGTCGAGCGCCCAGAACGCGGCCCACGTGCCGCGGCGGTCGTCGAGGTCGATCGGCAGCCGCAGTTGGATGGTGCCGGTCTCGTTGACGATCAGGCCGAAGCTGCCGCCGAGTTCGCCGTAGACGCGGCCGCGGAAGACCCAGTTGCCGTCGTACAACTCGATGACGGGGCGATCGTAGGCGCGCTCGATGCGGTAGTCGCGGAGCTCGCGCGCCCATTCGCGGAAGTCGGCGTGGTCGGTGCCGGTGTACGGCTCGGCGTACGTCGCGGTTGTCATGCTGCGGCCTCGAGTCCGCTCTCGGCCGACCAGAACCGGCGCATCGACAGCGACGCCTTCGCGCCGGCCGGGCCGCGGCACACCACCGGCATCAGGATCGGATCGTCGGCGGTGCCGGTGTACTGCGGCACCGGGTAGACCGGCTCGACGCCGTTGAACAGTCCGGCGGCGTTGGACAGGTCCGCCGACACGTACGTGTCCATCAGCGGGTCGGACATGATCGAGAGCATCTGCGTCAGCTCCGGGGTCACGATCATCCGCGCGGCGTCGGACCCGATGGGCCGGTTCCACTTGCGCTCGGCGCCGTTGAACGCGAAGTCGGGGAACTGCCACTCCTTCGCCGGGTCGAGCTCCCACTCGTTCCACAGGTCCTGGTCGGTCGGGTTCCACACCTCGAACCAGCCGGTGTTCGGCGCGTAGTCGATGTCGACCTTCTTGCCGAGGCCGGTGAGGTTCGACGCCGAGCCGGTGAGGACGCCGTTGGTGCCGACGGCGAACACGACGAGGTAGTTCCCCGCGGTGCCGGTGACGGTGACCTTCCCCGCGCCGACGTTCGGCAGGGCCTCGAGGGCGGACTGCACGGCTGCCGGTGCGGCGTTGTACGCGATCCCCGCGGTGGTGTTGCCGCCGAACGTGAGGGGAAACGTGCCGCCCGTCGCGGTGATCTTGACGGTGAAGCGGTCGTCGGGGTTGGTCCACGCCTGGACGTCCTCGGTGCCCTCGAACATCGGGTTCACGGCGAGCGCGACCGCGACCGCGTGATAGGCGTCGTCGATGGCGGCGTCGAACCCGTCCTCCGTCTGGTAGGCGACCTGCTTCGACAGGCGCAGCGTGAGCGACCGGCGGCCGCTCGGCCCGTCGTAGTGGTACCGGACCTTGCGGAAGTTCCCCGGTGTGCCCCACAGGCGTTGGAACCGCGGCCGCGACGCGGGCGTGAGGTGGAACGGGAGAGTGAGCTCGCGGATCGGGATCGAGTCGCCGATGATGCGACCGCCGGGCGCGAACGCGGCGGTGACGGTGCGCGCGGTGAACGCGGCGTCGTAGATCCCGTCGGGTTCGGTGTCGAGGATGATGTCGCCCTCGAGGAAGTCGTCGTTCGGGGAGGAGACGACGACGGTGTCGACGACCTGGCCGTGGAGGAGCGACTCGAGGGTGATCGTTGCAACTGGCATGTCAGAACCTCGAAAGCTTCGCTGCGGCACGCTCTTTCTCTTGCCGCTGTGCACGGATGAATGCGTCCTCGGTGTCCCGGGCCGCGATGTTGTAGACGACCTGCCCGCCGGCGGGGAGTTTCTTCCCGGTCTGCCCCTGGACCGTCGCCATCGCGACGTCCATGCCGCGGCGGGCGATGTCGGTCCAGTCCAGCGAGAACCCGACGCGGCCGCCCTCGGCGTAACCGGGGACCTGCCCGGTCGCGTTCATGCGGTCGAGGAGCCCGGGCGCCTTGCGCTCGATGGAGCCGCGCGCCCACTTGGAGAGCACGAACTCGTCGGCGTGGACGATGCCGGCGATGTCGTACTTGCCGCCGGGGCCGGTGTGCCCGCCTTCGGCGTACCAGCCGTTCTTCTGCCAGAACTCCCAGGCCTTGGTGGGGTTCTCGTACCGGTCCTTGAGGTATTGCATCATCCCCTTGGCCTGCACGTCGACGGGGACGTTTCGGTTCTGGCCGCCGAGGTACTTGTCGACGTTGCCCTTGCCGAGGAACTGCGCGAAGCCGTAGGCGTCCGAACGTGGGTTACGTGCCTCGGGGTCCCATGCGGCCTCGTTGTTCTCGATGTTCACGAAGTCGGGCCACATAGCGTCGGTGAACCCGGCGGCGCGGAACTCCTTGTAGACCGCGTCGTAGATCGGCTGGCTGCCGCCCTTGTACTTCGCGGCAGGTGCCGACACGGTCTGCGTTGCCGGGCTGGCGGGCTCGGCGGGGGTCGCCTGCTGGCCGACGAGGGGCAGCGCGCCGCCTGGCATCACGGTCTTCTCATCGGTGCCGGTGCCGGTGCTGGGCGAGGCCTTGGCGGGGGTGGTCGTCTTGCCGTCGACCGCTCCGGTCAGCGCGGCGAGTGGGTTCGACCCGTCGAAAAGCGATTTGCCGCTCTTGTCGGAGACCTTGATCCCGCCGACGAGCTGGCCGAGACCCTGCATCCAGCTCGGATTGTCGGGGATCCCGAACACGGACAGCAGTGACTTGATCTGGCCGCCGACGAAGTGTTCGCCGATGAATCCGGCCCACCCGGAGATCGTCGTCGGGTAGCTGCCCGATCCGGTCTTGCTGTCCCCGGAGCCCTTGCTTCCGCTCTTCGCTGCCTCGTAGGCCTTCTTTCGGGCGTCGGTGGCGGCCTTGAACTTCGCGTCGAGGTCGTCCTTCGCGGCGTCGTACGCGGCCTTGTCGCCAGTCTTCTTCGACGACGCGGAGTCCTTGTCGTCGGCGAGCTTGTCGCCCTCGTCCTTGAGGGCGTTCGACGCTGCGGTGTAGGCGTCGGCGAGCTGCTTGAGCTTGTCCTTGTCGCCCTTCGCGGCGTCCTTGTCGGCGCGGTACTGCGCGGCGAGGTCGCGCTTGCGCTTGGCGAGATCGCGGGACCGGTCGGAGAGGTCCGACGAGCCGCCGCCGATGCCGTACTTCGCCTTGAGCGCGTCGAGCGCGGAGTCGTATTCCTTTTTCGCCGCCTCGGTGTCCTCGTCGTACTTGGTCTTGAGGGCGTCACCGGTGAGCCCGGTGTAGTCGGCGGTCGACGTGCTGGTGGTGCTGGCCGCCGCGGAGATCGGAGACGTGCCCGACCCCGTGTCCGTCGTGGTGGGAGTATCGGCGGCGCCTTCGAGCCCGGTCGGGATCGCGGTCGCTGCAGCCCCGGAACCGCGCCCCTTACCGAGGATCACGTGCAGGTGGTCCATGTGGTTCTGCGTGTCCGAGCCGCGGGAGTCCATCGGCTTGCCGCTGTCGAGCGATCCGCCGTAGCCGAAGCTGGCCTGCTGCCAGATCACCCCGTTGAGGTCGATAGCGGCCGCGTTCTTCTGCAGGAAGGCGAGCACCGCGTCGCCGAGCGCCTTGCCCTGCGCGGTCGCGTAGTTCGGGATCATGATGTCGAGCGCGTTGCCCGAGCTGTGCTCGCCGTAGCCGTCCTCGGCTCGTCGGCCTCCGATCGTGGTGATCTCGGGCCACTTCTTCATGATCAGCGTGCGCAGGTAGTCCGCGCCGGGGTTGAGCCCCTCCGCAGTCTGTACACGGCCGCCCTCGGCGTACCCGGGGACCTTCCCGGTTGCGTTCATGAAGTCGAGCAGCCCGGGGTTGGTGCCCTCGATCGCCCCGCGGGCGCGCTTCGACAGCACGAACTCGTCGGCGTGGACGACGCCGGCGACGTCGAACTTGCCGCCCGGTCCGGTCCACCCGCCCTCGGCGAACAGCGGGATGTCCGGGGTGTCGAGGGTGAAGCCCTTGCCGCCGATGATCGGGATGCTGTCGGGGATCTTCGCCTCGATGCGGAACGAGTTCCACTTCTCGATGATCCAGTTCAGCGCACCACGGAAGGCATCTTTCAGGCCGTCCCACATGTTGCGCGTCTTCTCGCTGATCTTCGAGGGCAGCGAGCCGACGAAATCTACGATGCCCGTGAACTTGTCGCGGATCCCGGACCACACCTCGCCCGCGACTGCGACGAGCCACTGCCACTTCCCCGCGATGTTGTCGATGACGCCCTGCAGGAACGGCCACGCCGTGTCGGTGAACCACGAGACGACCGCCGACGCGGCGTCCTTGATCCAGTTCCACGCACCGGCGACGATGTCGCGGAAGGTCTCGCTGTTGCGGTAGGCGATGACGATGCCGGCGACGAGCGCACCGATCGCGGTGACCACGATGCCGATCGGGTTCGCGCTCAGCGCGGCGTTGAGGAGCCACTGCCCCGCGGTCCACAGCCGGGTCGAAGTGACCATCGTCTTGATCGCGGTCAGCACAGCCGGGCCCGCCATGAGGAGCAGCGCGCCGCCCGCGACGCCCGCCGCGATCCCGAGGTCGCCGAGGAGCTGCTTGTTGTCCTGGATGAACCCGATCGCGGAGCCGAGGCCTTCGATCAGGCCGGTCTGGATCCCGCGGCTCAGCGCGGTCAGCTTCGACTGCGCGGTGTCGTTGAGCGTCTCGCCGAGCTGGTCGGCGGCGCCCGCGGTGTCGGTCATCGACTTCGACGACCCCGACAGGGCGGTGAGGAACTGCGGGACCTTGTCGACGCCGAGATCCTCGAGCGGGGTGCCGAACAGGGCGATCGCCTGCTGCGCGCGCTCCGCGGGATCCTGGATCGAAAGGAGCCCCTTCGCGATGTCCTGCATCGCGGCCTGCGACTGCGGCCCGCCGGACGCGATGGCCTTCGCCATGGCGTCGCCGTCGACCTTGATGGCCTTGAACGCGGCCGTCGTCGACTTCGACCCGTCGGTCGCGCGGATCGACAGCTCCTTGATCGCGTCGCCGGTCTTGTCGAGCGCGATCTTCCCCTGCGGCGCCATGTCGACGATGAGGCCCATCGCGGCCTCACCGGACAGACCGAACGTCTGGAAGTGCTTGCCGTACTCGTTGAGCACCTCGGGGAGCTCGCCGCGCATCGCGGCGGGCACACGCTGCATCGCGGCGGTGAGCATGTCCATCGCCTGCGTGCTGTCCTTCGCGAGCCCGTTCGTGATGAGCTGCGACGCGGTCTGCGAGGCCTCGGCGACGTCGATGTCGAAGACCTTCGCCAGGTTCAGGGCGCGCCCGGCGGCCTTGTCCATGGCGACTTCACCCTCGGCGCCGAGCGTGGGGAACGTCGTCGCGACGGACTCGACGGCCTTGGTGACGTCCTCCATGGAGTCGCCGAAGCCCTTGCCGTACAGCGACGCGGCGGTCTTGCCGTACTCCTCGGCCAGCGGCCCCGTCGCACCGAGGGACGCATTCATCTTCGCAGTGGCGCCCTGCATGTCCATCGAGGCCGAGGCGATCTCCATCGCCGATCCGATGCCGGCAGCCGCGACGGCGAGGTTCTTGAGGTTCCCGATCGCGCCGCCGGCCTTCTGCCCGACGGTGTCGACGGCGCCCGCGAACCGGCGGGTCTGCTCGCCCTCGTTCTGGGCGGCGTTGGCCGACTCGGCGCGGGCGGTCGCGAGCCGCTGCCGCGCAACCTGCAGGTCGCGGGTCGCGTTCTCCTGCTGCCCGAGCGCGGCGGTGTGGTTGCGTTGCGCCGCGGCGACCTTCTCCTCGGCGGCGGCGAGACGCCCGGCGTCGGTGACGCCGCGGTCGCGGAGAGCCTGTAGCTGCTGCTCGGCGACGCGGACCTTCCCGGCCTGGTCCTCGACCTTCTTGTTCGCGGCGACGATCTTCGCCGAGGCGGTCTCGACCTTCGTCTTGGCCTGGTCGACGCCGGCGGCGAGGTCTTCGCCGAGGCTGCGGCCGGCGGCGCGACCGATGCCGGGGAGGACGCTGCCGAGGCTGCGTTGCACAGCCGCGGAGACACCGTCGAGGGAAGGGATGATCTGCAGCGTGGCGTACCCGATGGACGTCAAGACGTCTCCCTTCTGGTCTTGTACCTGTTCTTGAGCCGCCGGAAGCGGTCGACGAGTTCGCTGGTGCGCGCGGCCTTCTCGGCGGCGCGTGCGCGCGCTTCCATGAGGGCGCGCACGGGATGATCGGGGGTGCTGTCCGCGGTGCTGTTTGCGCGGACGGTGATCGCCCAGAGGTCGGCGAGCAGGTGGTCGGTCTGCGACCACCCGGGGCGGCCCTCGTTGAGCTCCCGGACCAGCGAGGAGTCCGGGCGCTTCAACAGGTCCGTGATCAGCAGGTCGAGCCGCCTGGGCGACAGTTCGGTTCGGTACAGGTCGAGCAGGTCGACCTGGTAGTAGTGCAGGAGATCCGCCTCGATGTCGTCCCCATGCTCGACGAGCAGGAGCGCGAGGCGGTCTAGTTTCCCGCGGCCTCCCGGATCAAGGTGCCGATGGCGTTGAAGTCCTCGGCGAGCGGGTCGGTCTCGAGGAATGCCTCCCACTGCTCATCGCCGAACAGGATGCGCGTGCCCTCGAACTCGTCGCCGCGCTTGAACGCCATCAGCGCCTTGAGCGGCACCTTGCCGCGGACGGGCACCCGCAGCTCGAGGCCCTTGTACTCGATGTCGACGAACCCGCCGTTCGCCTCGGCCTCGCGTGCCGCGTCGGACTTCTTCTTCTTGTGGTCCTGCGGCTGCGGGGCGTGGGCGGGAATCTTGGAATCGTTCTCGGACATGACTGTGCCTCCCTCGGCATCGTCTCCCTCGGCGAGGAGTGGTGAAGCCGGCCCGCGCCGCGCCGAGGGAGGAACCTACGGCGCGGACCGACGATCGGTGGGTCAGGCGACGCCGACGGTGCCGCCCGTTCCGGTCGCGGACACGGTGCCCACGGGGCCGGTGAAGGTCGCGACGAGCGGGCCGCCCGACGGGCCGGTGACGGTGACGCCGGGCGTGGGGAGCGCCTGCACCGAGGCGAGGGCGCGGAGCGCGGTCTGCAGCGCCGTCGCGGTCTTCGTGGTGATCGCGGTCGTGGTGTCCGCGCCGACGGTGGCGGTGTACTCGGTGACGCCGGCCGCGATGGTGAACGTCTTCTCGACATCGTCCGTGGTGCCGTCGACCACGATGAAGATGTCGCCGGCGCCGTCGGTGGTGTGCGCGATCTCGATCTCGGCGGACGCGAGCTCGCCGTCGATGATGCCGCTGTGGCTCTTGAGCTGCACCGGTGCCTTCGTCAGCGAGCACCACACGATCTGGCCCTGCGTGGTGGCCTCGTCGACGTACCGGTACAGCACGAAGATCTGCACGTCCTTCGGTGCGCCGATCTTGTTCGGCGCCGACCCGGGGAGCACGATCTTGCGCACCACCGGATTGACCAGCTCGAGCGCCGTGAAGCCGGTGGACAGCTTGCCCTTCTTGAACTTGACGCGGAACCGCGGGCGGCCGAACGCGTCGTACTCCTTGAGCTCGCCCGACGGCGAGAGGGGGATGCCCTTCGCGGCGTCGATGAGACCGACGAAGTCCCAGCCGAGGGCTTCGAGGTCGTCGTCCGGACCGTCGGGGATCATGTCCGGGTCGATGGCGGTGCCGGCGGTCGCCAGGGCGATCCACACCTCCGCCTTGTCGGGGATCTGTGTGGCGTCGGGATTCTCGGCCATGGGGGTTTCCCTCCTTCAAGGGGATAACGAAACCCCCACCGGCGGTGGGGGTCAGGGGACAACTGGGCGGGGTGCGGCTACTTGAACCGCACCTCGACGCCTGCCGCGGAGGCGGCACGCGTGAGGACGCCGTCAGCGGCTTGCTGGTCGGCGGGAACGGACACCGACGCCGCGGCGCGGTCCGTCGTGTACGGCTCGACCTCGGCGTCGGGGCCGGCCTGGGCGGCGATCTGACGGGCGAGCGCGTTGATCTGCTCGGCGGCGAGCTGCTTGAGCACCTCGGCGCCACCGCGCTTGTCGAGCTTGAACTTCGGGTCAGCCATCACAGATCCTTCATTCGCGCCTGGGAGGTGATGAGCACCGACGCGAGGTAGGCGCCCGTCCCTTGGTCGCGGGCGTCGAGCACGGCGCTCGCGCGCTTCGACGTGTGGACGATCCCGGGCGGCCGGCCGTCGACGAGCCGCCCCGCGGCCTCGGCGGCGAGGTCGCGCACTGTCGTCTTGTCGCCGCCCCACGCGGTGATCCGCACGGTGTGGGTCGTGCGGATCGGGTACTCGGCGGGGCCGCCGTCGTCCGAGAGGATGACGCCGGCCGCGGCCTTCGGTGTCCAGTCGGTCGGGAGGGTCGCGCGGACCCACCCGGCGGCGGGCATGTTGGCGCGCAGCCAGTCCCGCATGGCGGGCATCGGGTCGACCTGGACGCGGACGGTCATCGGTCAGCCCTTCCCGCGGGTGACGATGAGGACCCAGCCGGCGAGGTCCGGGTCGCCCTCGTCGGAGACGAGCTCGAGGGGGTCGCCGATGATCCGCCACCCGGACAGCCCGCGGACCGTGAGGGTGACGCGGTGATCGACGGCAGGTGCACCGACGGGCAGGTAGATCGTGAGGGTCTGCGCCGCCGCGTTGCGGTCGACGGCGATCTGCTCGGATCCGCTGCCCGACTGAACGTTGCAGCGCTCGACGTTCCACGACGGGCCGGGGGTCGGGTTCCCGTCGTCGTCATCGCCCAGCGAGCGAGTGAAACCGACGGTCTCGGTGCCGAGCATCAGTAGTCCCCGACCGGGAAGTTGTAGCGCGGCTCGGGGTTGACCGGCAGGCCGAGCAGCTCGCGGTGCCAGGGCAGCAGCGTGAGGCTGCCGCCCGCGGCGGCGAGGGTGCCGGACTTCGCGCGCGGGCCTTCGGTGCGTCCGTACACGAGGTGCCCCGCGTAGGTGCCGGTCGTGAGCGCGGTCTTCGCGATGTCGAGCGACACCGTCTTCGCCGCCGGGAGCCGGTCGGCGGGCACGTCGCGGGTGCCGTAGGCGAGTTCGAAGGCGTCGCGGATGAGCACCGCGGCCGACTCGAGGTAGGAGTCGACCGCGGCGCTCTCCGCGGTGGACAGCGTCCGCCACTGGGCGGCGAGCTCGCCCGAGTTGGCGAACGCGGACATCAGCCGCCGACCTTGGCGATCAGGTCGACCTTGCTCATCTTGGCGACGTCCTCGGCGTCGAGCCCCTGCGCGACAGCGTAGGCACGCCAGTCATCGACCGGAGCGGCCTTCTTGGGCTTCTCGACCTCGGCCGAGATCAGGCCGGACTCGACGGTCCCGACCGGCCCGTCGCTGTCGGGCACCTCGGCGGGCTGGTCGCCCGAGTCGGTGGCGTCGGCGGGCGGGGTCTCCGCACCGGCGTCGTCCCCGTCGGCGCCCGAGGCATCAGCGTCGCCCTGGCCGGCGTCGTCGTCCGAGTCGTCGGCCGGCTCGTCCTCGAGCGGCGCGAGCGCGCCGGCCGCGAGCAGCCGGGCCTCGTCCGCACCGTCGACGTCGACCACGTCGCCTTGACGGTGCCGGATGGTCTCGACCTGCCGCTCGCCGCGCGCGCCGCAGGCGTCACACACGGTGGTGTGGTCGACCTCCTGCCACCACTCGAGGGCAGCCAGCCGGTACTGGGTCACGGGGTCACCAGCCCGGTCAGCCAGATCGCGGCCTTCGGCTGGTCGAGGCCGAGGGCGCGCTTGTGCGAGGCGTCCGAGCGCCACGTCTCCCGCGCGCCGCCGTTCGGGCCGTTGCCCTCCGGGTAGAGGGCGGTGAACTGCAGCGGACGGGTGTCGCTGTAGAAGCCGACGGTGCCGCGCTCGAGGATGAGCGCCTTGTCGATCGGGAACGTGCGGGACTGGATCACGTTGAGGCCGAGGAGCTGGCCGGGGATCGCGCCGGTGTAGGCGATCGACTCGCCCGCCACGTTGCCGTTGAACACCTTGAGGATCTGCTCGTTGTCCATCAGCGTGGCGAGCAGGCCCGGGTGCACGACGAGGGTGTCGGGCTGGAAGCCGTAGTACTCGTCGGCGGTGGCCTCGGCCGGCGCGGCGGTCGACACCTTCTCGATGGCGCGGACGATGTCCGTGCGCGGCTTGCCGTTCGTGGTGTCCCACCCGGCCGACACCGGCATGGTCGGCACCGCGTTGGACTGCAGCAGCGCCTTCGCGGAGCGGTCGTTCGCGCGGATGAACGTGTTGCGCAGACCGGTCATCTGCTTGTTCACCGCGTCGACGTTGTTCTCGTCGATCATCTCCTTGGAGACGCGGATGCCGAGCGCCTTCTTCACGGCGAACGCCGTGCGGGGCAGGCCGAGCTCGCCCGTCGCGACGGGGATCTCGCCGAACTCGGCGATCTCCTGGACGTCGCGGTCGAGGAACGTCGGATCGCCTTCGCGATAGGCGACGACGCCCGCGGGGTTGGCGCCCGCGTTGCGGAACAGCGCCTCGCTGATGAACTGGTTCTCCATCAGCTCCTTGAGCTTCGTCGGAACGAAGAGGGGCTGCTTGATGAGGTCGGAGACGGTGAAGCGCGACCCGTCGGAGACGCTCACGATGCTGGTAGCCATGTGCGTGTTGTCCTTTCGTGAGGGCTCAGGCGAGCCGGATCAGGCCGGTCGCGTTGGCCGCGACGCCGGACTCTTCGGTGCAGACGCCGACGATGGTGCGGGCGTCGGGGGTGGCGGCCGCCGGGGCGACGGTGCCGGTCGCGGTCGCGACGAGCTTGTCGCCGAAGTTCGCCGCGGCGCTGTACTTCACCTTGACCTCGGTGCCCGCGTAGGCGACGGCGACGGAGGTCGGGATCGGGACGGCCGAGACGACCGGGCGGCCGAGCGCGTCGGTGGTGTTGGCGGGCGGGAAGCCCTCCGGGGCGACGGCGTCGGTGAGCGCGACGCCGAGGACCTTCGCGGACCCGGCGGCGGCGACACCGATGCGCCCGCTACCGCGAGCCTCGACGAGCTGGCCGCCGAGGATGACCTCGCCGCTGGCCGGGACGAAGGTGCGGGGGCCGCCCTGCGTGAACTGTGCGATGCCGGACATGATCAGACCTCCCAGGCCTTGTAGGCCGCGTTATCGCGGACGTCTTCGGGGGCGTCGGCGACGTCGACGCTGTGGCCGAGCTCGCTGACGGGGAACGCCGACGAGGCGGCGAGGGTGTCGAGGACCTTCTTGGTGCCCTCGTAGTCGCTGCGGGCCATGCCCTTGTACGCGGCCACGGACGGCTTGCCGATCTTCCCGGCCCGGAACGCGGCGTCGACCATGTCGTCGGCGCGCTTGACCTGATCGGCCTCCTCGCGCTGGCGGGCCGAGGCCATGAACTGCTGGACCTGGTTCCACTGCTCGGCGTCGACGGTCACCGTCTCCGGGGCCTGCGTGGCGGTGGAGGCGGCGACCTTCTTCTTGGCCGGGTCCTCCTCGGGCGCACCGTCGGCCGGGGCGGGGTCCGCGGGCGCGGCCTCGGTGCCCTCGTCGGCGCCGCCGTCCGCGGCGTCCTCGCCGGCGTCGGCCTGCGCCTTCTTCACGAGCGCCTCGAGGGCGGCCGCGAAGGTCGCGTCGTCGGCGGCGTCCGTGAGGCCGAGCACCTCGCGGAGCTTCGCCTTCTGGTCGTCGGTCAGGCCCCCGCCGCTGGTCGCGTCGCCGGAAGCCTCGGCGGCAGCAATGCGCTGTGCCATGGTTTCTCCTTCTGTCGTGGCCCGCTGCGCGGGCCGGGATTCAGTCCGCGACGCGAACCGAAGCTTGGATGCGGCGACCTGCTGGCCGCCTTCGCTGGCCGCCGGCGCGGCGACGTCGTCGTAGCGGACGACGACGGGCACTGGCTCGCCGAACGTGATCGCGGCGTCGCCGTCCTGCTCCGGATCGACGGTCACGGCGATGCGCGCGCGGGTGCCGTCGGCGTCGTTGACGACGATGAGCTGCAGCGGCGCGAGCTGGATCTCCTCGATCCACAGGTCGTAGTTCTGCTCGCGGTCGTAGTAGGCGCGCCGGATGTCCTCGACGGTCGCGGCCGCGGCGATGGTCTTACCCATGGCGGATCCCTTCATCTGGGCGGGCAGGGCGGGCTGGTAGTCGTCGGCCCACATCGCGGCGATGTCGTCGAGCGGGGCGAGCGACCCGATCGCGGGCTCGGTGATGCCGAGCAGCGCGAGGCCTGTGATGACGAACGAGTGGACGTGGCCGACGGCGCAGCGGTGGTTCCACTCGCCCTCGATCGACCGCGAGGGGTACGCCGAGGCGAGGATCGGGCCGAGCCAGCCGGGCATCCCGGTCAGGTCGCCGACCAGCGAACAGGCGTTGCGGACCGACAGGTTCGTGATCCGGCCGAACGCGGGCTCGCCGTCGAACCGCGGGTCGGTGTGCCCGAGCTTGATGATCGGGTCGCGCACCGCGGGGCAGTCCATCGCGGCCACCGCGGCGGTCAGGTCGTCGCGGGTGATGGTGGAGACGCCCGTCGAGGCGGACCACTGGCCGGTGCGGGCGAGTTCGACGCCCGGGACGTTCGACAGGGCGGGCCGCGCGGTCACCACAGCGCGCCCTGCTCGGCTGCAGCGGCCGATCCGGCGCGCGCGAGCGTCTTGCGGGGCGCGCGGGACGCCGACACCGCCGCCGGCACCGCCTCGGCACCGAGTGGCGCGAGCTCAGGCGCGGACGGGAGGCCCATCCGCTGCTTCATCGACTGCGCGAGCACGGAATCGGGCGACAGCACGCCGGCCTGGACGAGCTGGACCACCGCGGCGGCGGTCGCGTCCTGCTGCGAGCCGATCGCGTCGAAGATCAGGCGTGGCGCGGCCTCGTCCGGCCCCCAGTTCACGTCGACGAGGTCCTCGATGACGTGCGCGTTGAACACGTCCCGGACCATCTCGGCGTGCGTGTTCGTCGACTGCGCGAACACGTCCGCCTGCACGGACGCGAGCGCGTAGGAGCCGCCGCCGGCGAGGTTCAGGAAGTGCGCGAGACCGGCGATCGCGATCATCTGGTCGTGGTACTCGATCGCCCGCGCGGTGTCGGGCATGTTGCCCTGCACGCCGAGGAGTTCGAGCTTCGCTTCGTAGGGCAGCGCGGCGCCGGCCTGCTCGCCGACGCGGTACGCGGACGCCATCTTCCGCAGCTTCTCGAGGTCCTCATCGCTCGCGTTCGGTGCGCCGGTCGCCACCGGGACGCCCATGCCGTTGCGGCGGATCGACGTCGCCTGGATCCGCAGGAGCTCGTCCTTGAGGAGCCAGTGCTTGAACGACGGGCGCAGCAGCGACCGGCCGATCCAGAACCCCGGCTCCATGTCGCGGGTGTAGACCACGAGGCGGTCGACGGGGATCTCGCTGGGCGTGCCCGACGCGGCGCCGGCGTACAGCACCGGCCCGCCGGTCGTCGGCGCCCACTGCTGGATCGACAGGAGCGCGCCGGATTCGGCGACGTTCCACTGCGAGATCGTGCGCTGCGGGCGCGGCGCGAGCTTGTGCAGCCAGATCATGCCGGCGTCGTCGGTGCGGTAGACCTGCTCGAACACCGCGTGCCCGTACTGGTTGCAGGTCAGCGCCCACATCAGGTGTTGCGGGAAGCTGAACCGGCCGCGGGTGCGCGTCGACAGCGGCTCATCACCCGCGCCGTCGATCGGGAGGCCGAGATTCTGCGCCACGAAGGCGGTGACCTCGTCGGAGGCGCCGCCCTGGGCGATGCGCCACGGCGTGCGGCGGATCGGGAGGCTGATTGCGGAGAGCAGCGAGCTCACGCGGGAGTCTTCGCGCTCCATCCGCGTGAACGTGCGCACGCTCGCGGGCCACTGCAGGTCGGGGACCTGCTCGAAGGTCTCCCACTGCGAGAAGCCGTTCGCCGACGGCGGCACCACCATGCCCTTCTCGCGGAACGCGGGCGTCGCGGGCTTCGGCTTCTTAGCGGTCTTCGCCACTTCGGCTCACCTCCCTCTCGCGGTTCGGGTTTCAGAAAGCAACGGTCAGCAGGTCCACGCCGGGCGCACCATCGTCGGTGGCCCGCGGTGCCTGGAAAGCGGGGGAGGCAGGCGCAGGCTTCGGTTTCGACGCGAAGCGGAGCACGCCCTCGCGGGCGAGCATCGCTGCGACGATCGGCGCAGCCTCGGTGGTCGCCTCGAAGACGAAATCCCCCTGCGGTAGGTCGCGGAGCGTCAAGCCGCGCGCCGCGGTGTCCAGCAGTGGCTGCCCCGAGTGCGAGATCACGCCGTCCTCGACGTCGTCGATGAACCCGCCGCATGCCCCCGCGACCTGCGGGGTGTTCAGCAACTCCGGTTCGATGCCCTCGGCCTGCAGCTTCGGCACGATCACCTTCGCCAGGCCCTTCGCGTCGAGCACCACAGCCGCCGGATCCCAGTCGGTGACCACCGCGGACACGTACCGCACGACGTCGTCATGCGACATCGGCCGCCAGGAGCCCAGTTCGACGTGGATCCGGCCGGCGTCGGTGTGCTGGCCAGCCACGATCGCCCAGTGCCGACGGTCCGGCGCGAGCACGAGCCCGATCACGGGGCTGCCGACCGGCTCCGGGGCGTCGTCGCGGCGCTTGCCCCACTCCTCGGGGTCGATCGCGGGCTTCTTGTCGAGCTCGTCGTCCGGCCAGTCGCCGCGACCGAGAGCCTCGACGTCGTACGACTTGCGCCCCGCCTCGGTGGAGAGGTCCGCCTTGATGTCGAGGAGCTTCTCCTCGGTCTGGATCACGCCGAACGACGGGTTCGCGTACATGGCGGTCGCGATGTCCTCGCGATCCATCTCGCCGGCGGCCGCGCACGCGGCGCAGCACCCCGGATCGTCCGGCGCCATCCACTCGAGGAAGCCGAGCCGGGGCTCGCCCGCGAGGCCGCGGCGCCGAACAGCGGCCAGGACCGCGCCGTTCGGGTGCTGGTCCTGATTCACGGCCGACGAGGCGTAGATGCGCTGCGGGTTCACCGCCGCCATCTGCGTGAACGCCATCGCGGCGATCTCGCTGTCCGTCAGGTTGTAGGCCTCGTCGTAGATGATCAGGTCGATCACCGTCAGGCCGCGGCCGGCGTCAGCCGAGCGGGTGCCGAAGCTGATCAGCGCGCCCGTGTCGAGCTCGATCACGCCCTCACCTTGCGAGCAGGTCTGCCGCACAACGTGCTTGCGGAGCCACGGCCGTCGCTTGATCAGCTTCATCATGCGGCGCCAGGCATCTCGCGCGGTCTTCCAGCGCTGCGCGGTGTAGAGGATCGTCTCGTCCAGCTTGAACAGCCCATACAGGCACCGGTCGATCAGGATCTCCGACTTGCCGTTCTGTCGAGTGCAGATCAGGCACACCGTCGGGTGCGTCCATCGGCCCGCCGGCGTGGTCGACATGATCACCTGCTGCGAGAGGCGCTGCCACGGCATCGACTCGACACCGACGCGGCGCTTCAACTCGATCGCCTTGTCACCCATCGACGTGTCGCCCGGGGTCACCGAAAGGTGGTGCGGCTCCTGCCGCCCGGTGAGCGTCGGGAACAGGTCAGAGATCGACGAGGCCATCGGTCTCGGGCTCCTCGGCGTCATCGCCCTTGCGCTTCGCGATGTCGGCGAGCAGACGTTGCAGCGCGCCGGCCTGCTGCCGGGCCTCCGAGAGGGCGTTGTCGATCTTCACCTCGACGACGTCGTCGCTCCGCTCAATCAGTTCGATGATGCCGTCCGCCTGAATCGCCGCGTGCAGCCGGTCGAGCCGGTCCGTGATGCGGCACGCCTCCTGGATCAGCACCGTCAGGTCGGCCGGGTCCAGGTCGTCGTGCAGCTCGTCCCACAACGCGGCGCCGCCGGTACCGAATTCGTCGTCGAGCGCCATGATCAACCGCACCTATCCGCCCAGGCAGAGCACATTTTCCGATTTCGCGATCGCCAGCCGTAAAAAAATCCCTGGCTACCGGGGCAGTCAGCTCGGAGCTCCCCTTCGAGATTTCAAAGGGGGGCTTGTGGTTCGGCTACCAGGGCCAGTGGAGGTGGCGTGGCGAGAGGCCGTCGGCGGCGGGGGAGGTGCCGTCGATGGGTTGTCCGGTGAGGGCTGGCCGGAGGTGGTCGCGGCTGCCGTCCTGGCGTTGCCGGTTGCAGGTCATGTGCAGGAGTCGGTCGGCGCGGTGTCCGCCGCGGGAGCGAGCGAGGCTGTGATCGGCCTCGAGCGCGGCGCCGTCGAAGTTGCGACCGGGGTCGCGGTACATCGGCTTGCCGCACCACCAGCAGGGTGCGCCGTCGCGGTGGCTTGCGAGGAGGCGCTTGCGGTTCTGCTGGTGTGCATGGCCGAGGCCTCGTGCCGTCGTGGTCTTCAAGGGCGTGCTCCCTTGCGGCTCCTGAGACGACGAGAGCCCCAGCGCTTGGCGCGTGGGGCTCGGGTTGGCGGTTGGTCCAACTCTCCGCCGACGCGGCTAGCGTAGCACGGGCAGGGCTCAGTGCAGGTCATGGGATTTCGGTTGTCACCCTGCGCGGCCCGCGAGGGCGTCGAGTACGTCGCCGCAGCGGTAGAGCGCATGCCCGCGGCGGTCCTGTCCGTGGGTGGTGATCCGGTAGCGCGCGAGGTTGCGGATCGTCTTGGTGGTGATCTTGATGCCGAGGCGCGCCTCGACGACGTCGACGAGCTCGGGTGCGGTGAACAGGCGGCCGTCGAGCTCGCCGTCGATGCGCTGGTCGTTGTCGGCCCGGGTGGTGACGACGCGCTCGCATTCGCGGCAGGTGATCTTCTCGGCGCCGCGGCGGGCGTACAGGTCTCCCTTGCAGACCGGGCACGCGCCGACGTAGCCGGGCTGCTCGTGGCGGTCGACGACGCGGCGGGCCTGGGCGATGGCGTAGCACAGCTCGTCGAGCGCCTGCGGGCCCTCGGGGGTGAGCGCGAGCCCGGTGACGTGCCGGGCGGTGTTGAGCCATCTCGCGGCCGCTGAGACGCCGAGGCGGCCGGGATGCGTCATGAACCGTTTGGCCGTCACGTGCGTGATCCACGCGTTTAGCGTGTTGGCGAGGACCCACTCGACGTCGGAGGCGAGCCAGTGCATCGGGAGCGAGGAGTCCTCCTCGGTGCTGCCCTTCTTGGCGCGGCGACTGCGCGGGCCGGCCGGGTGGCTGGTCTGGCCGGTGACGGTCTCCTCGAGAGCTTCGGCGATCCACTCGACGACGGCGTCGAGCTCGGCCCTGAGCTTGGCCTGCTCGGCCGTGCTGAGGCTCATGTGGTCGGTGGCTGCGGGCATCGCGTCAACCTCTCTGAACTGGGTGGACGGTGAACTCCGGGTCCTCGGAGTCGCCGTTGAGTCGGTCGCGGCTCGCCTCGGCCGCCTCGAGGGACAGCAGGTCGGAGACGCGGTGCTTGCTGCCGTCGGGGAGCGTCCGGACGACGAAGTACAGGTCGGTCAGCATGGGATGTCCTCCTCGTCGGTGGCGGTCCAGGTGAGCTCGACCCAGAGCGCGGCGGGCTGGCCCTTGGCGGGCGGGTGACCGACGGCGCGTTGGGTCATGTGGTCGGGGGAGTCGTCGGCGACGACGGGCCAGGCGGGGCCGGTGTCGCGGCCGCTGTGCCCGTGGAGCGCATCGAAGATCGCCTTGCACCCGGCGAGACGGTTGTCGTCGTCCCAGACGCCGCGGCCGTCGGCGGGCCGGTGGTGGACGGTGACGGCGACGTGGTCGAGGCCGGTGGGCGCGCCGGCGCCGCGGGCCCGGACCATGAGCTCCCAGCGGACCTCGCGCCGGATCCGGTTGGTGGAGGACCAGTGGAGGCGGCTGTTCGGCGACTCGGGCGGCCGGGTCATGGTGGTGGTGAGCGTGATCGTTGGCACGGTAAACCCTTCGTGGTCAGGCGGCGGCGCGGCGCTGCAGGTCGGCGTGGACGAGGCGGGCGAGACGGTCGAATCGGTCGAGGATCCACTCGCGACGCTGCTGGTCCTCGGTGGTGCCCCAGTCGGGGTTGAACTCGAAGCCGTGGCCGGCGAGGGCTTCGGGATCGTCGGAGGCGAGCCACAGCGGCTCGAGGCGGGTGATGTCGCCGTCGTGTCGCGCGGTCTCGACGATCTCGCGTGCTTGCTCGGCGAGCGCGGCACGGGCCGCAGCGGGGTCACCTGCGATCGCGGCGGCGCGCGCTGTGGTGGCTGAGAGCTCCTTCGCCGCATCGTCGATCAGGTACGGCAGCAGGCCCGGCTTCGCCTTGTCGCGATCGCGCCACTGCGCGAGGGCGGTGCGGATCGCGGCCTCGGGGACGTCCTGGGCGAGGGCGGCGGCGACGTGGCGAGCGAGGCCGTCGATCGCGTGGCGTGAGAGGCGCCCGACGATCTGCCGGACCATCGTCCGGAGCGCGTCGGTGACGACCGGCCCACCGGGCGGCGTGGGCTCCGCGGGGTCGGGCGGATACGGGATGCCGTTGCTGAACCGTCCGTCGTTCGGGTCGCTGTCGCGGTCCTCGCGTATACCAACGCAACTACTACTATCTGATGGTCCCGCACTGACGCCCGGTGAGCACTGCTTACCGGGCGTGAGCGCGGGGGATTCGAGAAAGCTACCGGGCGTCAGTGCGGGTGTTCCCGAATCGTCACCGGGCGTCAGTGCGGGGGAATCGCTTTCGCTACCGGGCGTGAGTGCGGGTGTTTCATCGTCTACACCGGGCGTGAGTGCGGGTGTTTCTGCGGCTGCCAGCACGCCCAGGGAGTACATCGAGGCGCGTCGTCGGCCACCTCCGCGGGAGGTCTGCACGATCACTCCGCGGTCCCTCAGCGTCCGCATCGCGCGCTCCGTCGTAGACACCGCGAGGCCGGTATCGCGGGCCACGGACGCGGCCGAGACGAACGCTCCGACCCCGTCGCCGTTGCTGTTGTTCCACACCGCGATCGCGCACGCGTACTGCGCCGCGCTCAGCCCCTTGGTGCGGCCGAGCGCCTTCATCCATGCGAACTTGTCCGCGTCGCTCATCTCAAGCCCTCCGTTCCGATGTGTCCCATGCGCGCCTGGTGCGGCGCCCAGCCGAGCCGCAGGTGTCCACCCGCCGGCCCGGTGCGGTTCTTCGCCGCGATCACCTGCACCTCACCGCTGTTCGGGTCGTCCGGGTCGTGGTGCAGCAGCAGCACGACGTCGGCGTCCTGCTCGATCGCGCCGGACTCGCGCAGGTCGATCAGCGAGGGCACCCGCTTCTCGCCCGCGGAGCCGCGGTTCAGCTGGCAGGCGATGATGATCGCGAGGTCCAGCTCGACAGCGAGCACCTTGAGGGCACGCGACATCGAGGCCACCTGCCGCTCGCGCGCGGCTCGGCTGTCCGTCTCGCGGAGCAGCTGCAGGTAGTCGACGAACACGACGCGCACGCCGTGGCGGCGCTTCATCCGCCGGCACACCGTCGCGATGTACTCGGTCGAGATGTTGTGCTTGTCCACCACGAACAGGGGCAGCGTGGCCTCGTGCTCGGCGAGGTAGGTGTCGACGGAGTCCTTGTGCCACTGGGACAGGCGGCGGCGCTGCAGCTGCGTGTAGTCGGCCTGCGCACCCGCGGCGATCATGCGGGCCGCGACCTCGTGCACCGGCATCTCCGCGGAGAACACCAGCGCCGGCACGCCGCACTCGGCGGCGTACTGGGCGAGGTTCGCGCCCATGATCGACTTGCCGGCGCCGGGCCGCGCGCCGATCACGTAGGTGCGGCCGCCCTGCAGCCCGTCGGCGATCACCGCGTTCAAGTCCGGAAACGGCGTCGGGATCGGTTGCGACAGAGGTCGGGCCTGACGTTCCCGCCATGCCGCGACAGCTTCGCCGAACGAGAGCACGTCGTCGCCGGTGCGGGTGTCTGCCTCCTCAAGGCGGCGCAGGTGCTCGCCGAGCAGCTCCGACGTCGAGCCTGCATCCTGTCCTGCCTCAAGGGCGAACATCGCCGACTGCAGCGCGCCGCGCAGGCGTCGCCGCTCGGCGAGCTGGCGCACGGTGCGCGCAGCCTCACCGGCCTGTCGGTCGGTGGCCGTGCGCATGTCCGCGAGCTCGAGGCGGCCGGTCAGCACGTGCTGACGCAGCTCGGTGCCGGTGTGCGCGACCTGCTCGAGGATCCGGGAGCGGGTGCACAGCTGGCCGGCGTCGAGGATGGCGCGCGCCGCGGCCCACAGGGCGCCAGTCGCGGGATCGGAGAAGTCGGACGGGGCGACGCTCGCGAGTAGCGTCGGATCCGGGTCCGCCAACGACAGACCCCGGGAGAGCAGTGTCAGCTCGGCCTCGGGGTCGTCGAAGGTGTAGTCGCGGCGGTCCTGCAGTGTGTCGCGTGGATCGTCGCGTGCGAGTTGGTCGATGGGCTCCACGTGCTACCGGCCCACCATCCGGTCGATCTGCTCCTGCCGGCCGCTGTCGCGCCACCACGCGTTCCACGACCGGTCGCGGGATGCCTGGAACTGCTTCTCCAGCGCGATCTTCTGGTCGAACAGTGCCGCCCGGTCGTCGTCGGACAAGTCCATCGCCTCGAGGTGCCGCGAGAGCTGCATGTCCCGCTGGATCATGACGGCCTGCTCGGCGGTGAGCGGCGGCACGTCGGGAACGTCAAGCATCGACATTGGCCCTCCGATGCGTTGCACACGTCCTGGTGGGCGTGGTTCGTCGGCTAAGTTTTGACCGGTGAACGCGAGCCCATTCGTTGTCGAGGAGTGGCCCGAGGCAGCTCGGGTGATCATTCGAAGCTCGATACCGCCGGTGTCCCTGCAGGCCTCGTCGGCGCGTAAGCGCGCGTTCAAGGGCTTGCTCAGCGCGGCGATCGCGAGGAACACGAGCTTCCACTTCGCGCACGACGTCAAGGTCGAGTTCACGTGGGAGATTGAGGAGCGGAAGCGATACGAGACGCACATCGTCGCCGACCTCGACAACCTGTTGAAGCCGCTCCTCGACGCGGCCACGGGACCGGAGGGCGTGCTGTTCGACGACAATCAGGTGCAGCAGATCGGTGCATCGTGGATCAGCGTGGGCGACGGGTGGCCAGAAGGGTTCACCTTGGAGTTCGCAGCTCTCCTCCCTGACGAGATTGTTCGGCGCGGAGGGACGTTCATCGAGTTCACCCGCACGCGGTGCTACTACCTTCCGTTGGATCGAGGAGATCCAAGGCTCGTTGTGCTCGTCAATTCGCTGAGGCGAATGTTCGCGGGCGTTGACGAGTTGGTCGCTCTGGGGTTGCCTCCGCAGGAGGGCCGCGGTGCTCTGCCGAGCCTGCGTTCGTTTCCTCGCGCCCGTCTGAGCAGGTTCACCGTCGTGCCACACAACGAGATTCGATAGCGCGACCCGAGCTGCCTCGGTCACGATGCATCAACGATCTGGTCGGCCGCGGCGCGCAGGACCTCGGCGAGGCCGTCGCGCACGCGGTCCTCGTCGAGCTCCATCTTGATCTGCGGGATGTCGCCGGGCCCGACGGTGCCCGCGATCGTGATCGGCAACTCGCTGGTGGTCTCGATCGTCGCGACGGTCTCGCCGTTGAGCGCGACGGTGACGGTGAAGTTGGCGGGGATGGTGCCGAGTGCGGCCATGATCAGTGCTCCGTGGGTTCGGTGTAGACGGTGGGTAGGCGGCGATGCTCGGAGGCGGCCTCGATGCGGATCGGGCCGCTGGGCGTTGACGAGAGCGCGGTGACGATGCCGGCGATCCGTTCGCGGGGGCCGCCGGGGCCTTCGAGGAGGATCCGGTGCGGGACGCCGAACGACTGACTGAACCTGCCGTCGATCTCGACGGTGAAGCCGGTGGCGGCCTGCTCGTAGCTGACGACGCGCGCCTTGCGGCCGAGACGGACCGGCCTACCGGCCTCGGTGAACAGGCGGACAGTGAGCCGAGCCGGATCGACCGCGAGACCGGCGGAGACCGCTGCGCCGCGCATCTCAGACCAGGCGTTGGTGACAGCGTCGGTGACCGCGGTGAGATCGCCGAACGCATGGACAGTGGCGGAGAGGATCTCTCGGAGCAGTTCCCACGGCGCCGGCGGACGGATGACCTCCCATGCCTCGTCGTAGACGGCCAGGTCAGAAACGTGACCTCGAGCAAGAGGCTCAGGAGCGTCAGCGCTACCTGCTGCCCATGGCCGGAACAAGACGTTGTCGCCGTCTGCAGTGGTGCCGATGACCGAGTAGCCGCTGGCGCTGAGTTCCGCCTCGAGTGTGGTACGCCGCTCGGCTAGCCTCCGTTCGAAGTCGCGACGGGCCTCCGCACGCGCCTGGGCGCGCTGCTCCCGGACGTGCGCCCGCCGGAACCCGATCGGGCCGGGCACGTTCGTGCCGGGGCAGACGACGCGCGAACCGTCCTCGTCGTACCGGTAGGTCTCGTCGTACAGGCCCCAGTCGCGCATCTCCTCGATGCGCTCGGTGATCGCGAGGTGATGCTCGTCGCTGCCGCAGTGCCCACACTGGGGCTGGCCGACGCTGTAGTCGTAGCCGGTGCGCTGGTCGTACCGCGCGAGCTGCTCGTCGACGATGTCGGTGATCTCGTCGCTGGTGAGCGCGCGGTCGATGCTGGCGATAACGCGGTCAGTCTCGGTGCTCATGCCGGCACCGCCTGGGGCTCGGTGTCGTGGAAGGTGAGCGTCTCGGTCCGGCCGTCGCGCAGGGTGATGACGAGCGCGTCGCCGTCGAGCTGGTGGTTCAGGCGGGCTTCGCGGCACCGCGCGATGCGGTGCCGGCGGATGTCGGCCGCGGTGTACCCGGTCCAGCGGTGCACGACCACGCCCGAGACGGTGCCGTCCTCCCAGCGCTGGACGGCGCGCAGCCACGCGGTGGCGCCGGCGGTGCGAGTCTCGGGCATCACTCCTCCTCGGGCGCCGCTGTGAGACCCAGCCGGGCGCGAGCGAAATCGAGCAGCGCGCCATGGGCTTCGTCGTCGAGGTCGTCCCAACCGACCAGCGTGGCCGCATCCGGCAGCGGGTCCAGACCGAGCGCGTCCGTGAGGCGCTGCACGGTCGGCGCCACGGCGGCGTGGCCGAGGGTCGCCAGCATGTCGCGGGCGCTCAGCTCGACGGCGCGCTCGAGTGCGGCGTCGGTCTCTTCGAGCGCCGCGGCCATGCGGCGCACGAGATCCGGGGCTGCGGCGATGAACGCAGCGTTCGCCCTGCTCGTCGGTCCGTCGCCGGTGATCGCGGGCAACACGTACGCCCACCGCTCCGGGGCGGGGCTCGGTGCGCACACCACGTACAGCAACGCGCTGTCCGGGCGAAGCGTTGCCGCCACGTACTCGGCCGGGGTCTCGTCGCTCCCGCGCGCAGGGGCGGTCGCGGGCTCCCACGGACCGGGCGTGATGCCGTCGAGTGCGGCCCGGGCCTCGCTCGCGAGGTTCTTGGTCTCGGTCATGATCTGCCTCTCGTGTTCTGGTGGCGCGCTGCGGAGCGCGGGGTGAGGCCGCTGCGCGTCACCGCGACGGGCACGCTGCGGCGCATGGCGTTCTTCGCGGCGCGTACGTCGTGGATGTCCATCCAGTAGCGGCGGCCGTCCCACCGGCAGTGGTCCTTGAAGGCACCGTCGCGGCACTGCGCGCGGATCCACTCCTCGGAGTGGTTGCCGAAGACCTTCGCCTCGGCGAGCTCGCGCGGGGACATGAGCCTCTCGTCATCGAGGGTGCTCATCGGATGCCCCGCAGGTGCTCGCCCGGCTTCGGCACGCGAGGCGCACCGTCGGGTGGTGCGAGCTCGACCGCGACGCCGAGTCCGGTCCTCGCTGCAGGCGCGGGCTTCGCGTCGGTGCGGGTGATGTATCCGCGGATCACCTCGGCGTCCGCCACGAGTTCGGTCGCGCTCGGCTTGGCGCCGGTGGTCTCGGCGAGGTGGATCGCGCGGTCGACGGCCTTGAGGCGAATCAGCTCGGCGGGGGACATCAGGTTCCTCTCGTAGCGGTGCGGGCCGGTCATGACGCGACCCCCAGGCGTTCGGCGGCGGCCTGGACGCGTTCGAAGTCCTCGCGCCGGCCACCACGGTCGGGATGAGTGGCCTTGGCGGCGCGGCGATAGACGTCGCGCCACGAATCGCCCTCACGGAGGCCTTCGCCGAACTGCATGAGCACGGCCTCGGCGTCCGCGGTGCTCGACGGCGCGGGCCCGGAGTCGAGCTGCCGCCATCCGGTGTACTGCTGGCTCCCCGCGGTGATTCCATAGCGGTCGAGACGGCGCAGACCTTCGAGGCCGAGCGCGATCGCACGGAGGTTGTCCTGCCAGCGAGTGAACCGGTCACACGGGAACGACAGCGCGCCCTTGGTGCTCTCCACGTTCAGGATCACCCCGGGGTGCGCGGGCGCGCTGTTCGCGCGGGGCATCCCGTCGAGGCGGAAGTCCTGCTCGCGCATCGCGATCTGCAGCACAGCGTCGGCGTTCCGGCCCGCGGGGCCGAGGTGCCAGAGCTCGCGGTCCAACTTGTCGAGCGTGTCCGCCCACGGCGCGGAGAACGGCGAGCGGATTCGGTCGGCAGTGAGCGCGCCGGGCCACGCCGTGATCGGGCGCAGTCGCGTGCCGGTGGGGTAGTTGGTGGTCATCAGATCGACGTCTCCTTGCCTCGGGGGCCCGGGTTGTCGAGGTCGGCCATGCGGCCGGACCCGAGATCGACGACGGATACGCACGGAATCAGGACGAGGTCGAGGTAGCCGCGGGCCGCGATCACCTCGGTCACGCGGTAGGCGCCGCCGCGCCACTGGGCGAACAGGTCGCCGTCGTGGTCGCGCACGAACTCCTGGGCGCGCGGCCGGTCGGCACAGCGGACCCGGAACCGGAGGCCCGACAGCTCGGTGGCCTCGACGTCGATGTGCGCGATGAAGCGGCCGTCCCACAGCGCCATCGAGTTCGGGTTCGGCTCGTCGCGCTGCCGGGTGTTCTCGTGCTCGCGGGCGACGGGAAGACCGACGCGGTGCGGCCCGTTCGCCCACGGGTCGGGCACGGGCGTGCGGTAGTCGTGCCCGAGGTAGTCGAGCACGATCGCGGCGGTGGCCCGGGCCGTGCCGACGAGCGCGTCGTGCAGCTCGGGCGCGTCGAGAAGGTCGGCGGGCACGTCCTCCTCGATGAGCGCGATCCGGGCCGCCTGGTGGGCGACATCGCCGAACCAGTCGGGGAGGGGGCGCAGCTGGTCGGTGGTCATGACGCCGCCCGAAGCACGGTCTGCGGGTCGATGTTCCCGCGGCCGGCGCGGTTGTAGGCCTCGACGATCACGCGCACCGTGCACTGCCAGTGCTGGCCGTCGTGGATCTTCCGGGACTCGACGGCGCGGGCGTGGAGCTGAGTCGGTGTCACCTCCGAGAGCGCGTCGGCGAGCCGGCCCGTGTCGGGCAGCGACTCCGACCACAGGATCTCGAACAGCGCGCGGACGACGCCGTGCTTGAGGCCAGCGGCGTCGCCGGGCCACACGTCGCCGACGAACTCGAGCGTGCGCGCCAGATACTGCGGGTCAATCCCGTAGCAGTATTCGAGGGCGGACAGGCACACGATGTAGTTCGGCCCGCTGCTCTGCGTGACCTTGAGGCCGAAGCCTTCGGCGATCGCGTCGATTCCGGTGACGACGACGTCGCCGGCAGCACGGCGTGCCTTCCACCGGTCCCACACGGTGAGCTTCTTCGTGGACTGGTCGATGTCGCGGAACAGTGCGGCCTCATTGGCGACGGTCAGGCCGGTGTGCACGTTCGCGGCAAGGTGCGTGGTGGTGCCGGCGTGCGAAGCGGCGGCCCACCGATGCTGGCCGTTGACGACGGCGTACCGCGGCGACTGCTCCTCGCCGCGGTCGGCGACGTCGAGGACGCCGACGAGGCGCGGATCCCATGTCGCGCCCATGCGGTGCGCGCGGCGCTCGTCGAGCTCGCGCTGATACGACCGGTCGACGAACATCTCGGCGACGGGGATCGCGGCCGTGTAGACGTTCTCGCTCATGACTGCTCGTCTCCGTGGCGGCACGCGCCGACGGCGTGCGCGAACGTCGGCAGCATCTCGGTGCCGAGCACGCGGACCGCGGTGCACGCCGCGGCGGGGTCGTCGTAGTGCACGTCGATGTCGATGCGGTTGATGCCGTCGTCGGTCACCACATCGATCCGGCACTCCTTGACGTGCGCGAACTGCGGGTCGGGGACTTCCCGGCGTGCGCGCCGGCGAGCGATCGCCCGGCTCGCGAGGTAGGTGGCGGCGCAGGCCGGCACGCCGCTGACGACGGCGCCGACCACGAACGCGAGGATCTGCTGCATCATCTGGCCTTCTTCTTTGGGGGCTTCTCGGGTTTGGTGGCCTCATCGGCCGTCTTCCACAGCTCGGCGTGGGCGCTGCACAGTCGCAGCTGCGTGCCGTCGGGCATGGTGCGGACCATCCGGACGTGGAGCCGGGGCCCGTACGCGCCGCCGGACTCGTGCTGAGCGGCGAAGCACTCGTCGCACGTGGCGCGCTGGCGCGATCCGGCGTACTTGGGGCGCCACGTCTTCGTGGACAGGTATGGCGCGCGCTGGAACGTCTTCGAGAGGCGCCGTTCGAGCTCGCCGGTCTGCATCGGGGAGACGTACGGCGCGTTCATCGCTGCGCCTTCCGCGCTTCGAGGCCCGCGGTCACTGCGTGCTCGGCCGCGACCTCCATGGCGCGCTCGGCGTGCCGACGGTTCAGCGCCGCGGCCTGCGCCGCGTGCTCGGCGCGTTCCGCCGCAGCCCGGGCCGTGGTCATGCAGAGCACCTGCACAACCACGGCCAGGGCGATGAGGACGATCAGCGCGGTGATCACGGCTCGGCCTTGATCGCCTGGGCTGCGCGCTCGCGGGCGTCCTCGACGAGCTCGATTACCCAGGCTGGCGGGGGAGTGCTGTCCGTGTGCTTGAACGCGCACTGCCGCGTGGCGGCGCCGAGCTTCCCGTCCTTCTTCACGAGCGGCCCGCCCACGATGACCGTCCAGTTACCGCCTGCCTTCCAGAAGCGGACCGACGCCGTCTCGGGTCGAAATCGCGTGTTCCCAGCACCGTGCGCGGGCAGCATGTAGAGCTTGGTGCCGTCGATGCCCTCGTGGTCGGACGGGTTGAGCTGGTACTTGATGTCGATGTCGATCGGCATGTGCGAGCTGATGGCGGTGATCACTGGTCGACCGCCTCGGTGTCGACGGGCTCATCGGCGGGGGCCGGCGCCGGGGCGTCCTCGGCAGGCGGGTCGGTGAGCGCCTCCCGGCGGGCCGCGGTGGCCGCCTTCACCTGCTTTGTGCGGTTGCTGTTCGGGTGCGGCAGCCGCGGCGCGACCTCCTTGACGTACCCGTTCAGCTGGTCGACGGTGGTGCACTGTTCGATCTGCTTGAGGACGTCGTCGATCTCGGCTTCGGTGAGTGCGGCCGCCGCGGTGTTGCTGGCGACCTGCTCGGGCGTGCTGGCCTGCTTGGGCGACTCGACCTCACCGTCGACGACTTCGGGCACCTCGGCGTCCTCGAAGATCCCGCCCATGTCGGCGGGGAACGCCATGCGCCAGGCCGCGGCCTCCGCGCACTTCGAGAGCATCCACGCGGGCTGCGTGGCCCACTGGCCGGTGAGGGCCTGACCGTTCTGCGTGTTTCTGGTCTGCGCGCGCTCGGAGAACGCGACGACGGCGGCGAACTCGATGCCGTCGACGGTGACGATGCCCTTCGCGGCGGCCGGCGGCTGCGACGGATCGAGCCACACGTCGCGCCACTCACCGTCGAACCCGCAGTACTCGTGGCGGGGGACCGGGTAGCCGCGGCCCTGCGCCTTCGCGATGCGGTTGCCGAGGATCCGGAAGCCGTCGATGCCGACCTGGATCGTGTACTTGGTCTCCCAGCGTTCCGGCTCGCCGCGGTAGCCGCCGACCTTCGTGCGGCGCCCGATCATGTAGATCTGCTTGAGGAACGGGTCGAGCTGCGTGTTCGCGCAGTAGTGGAAGAACACGGCGAGGTCCGCGTCGGGGGCGTCGTCGATGCCGAGCTGCTTGAGGTGCTCGCGCTGCTCGGGCGTGAACTCCCGCTGCTGCGGGGTGATCGCGAGCTTGCTGCGGTTCGTGGTCGCGAGTGCGGTGGTGGACATGGGAGCTCCTACTTCTTCTTGAACGGGGGGACGCTGATGGTGTTGATCTGGTCGCCGTAGCCGGGCCAGTTGCCGGTGTCGGTGCAGATCGCGTACGTCGTGATGGCGCGCCGGTTCGCAGTGCGGCCGTCGATGACGTCGTCGCGGGTGAGCCGGTTCACCGACACGAGGTGCGGCGGCTCCGTGGACTGGACGATGAAGATGAAGTCGTCCACGGGGCTGCCGAGCAGGTGCAGCAGGTCCCGGTAGAACGGGTCCTGCTGGTAGTAGCCGAAGTCGCCGGCTGCGCGAGCGAACGCGTGCGGGGAGGCGTCGGCGGCGGTCTTGAAGTCGACGACCGCGTCAGGGCGCAACCAGTCGAGGCGGCCGCGCAGACGTACGCCGGTCTCGGGGTCGGTGCCGAGCATCGACACCTCAGGGGCGCCGACGCTCAGCAGGTCGGTGGCGGTCTTCGACAGGCTCAGCGCGTCGGCCATGCGCTCGGCCCGCTTCCAGTCCCGCTCGAGCACCGGCGTCTTGCCGTCGGCGTACGCCTGGTCGCGCTCTTCCTTAGCCGCCTTGGTGCGCCAGTCGGCGGCGTCGACGGTGACGATGGTCGCGCCGGCGCCGAGCACGATCTTGTGCACCAACGTGCCGAGGTCGAACACCTTCTTCGGCGCGCGCCCGTTGAGCTGGTTGTGCCGGAACTCGGCAGGCGTCCGCGTGGCGAGCAGCTTCGCGCCCGTGCTCGACAGCGAGCCCGGGTGCGCGTGGTACTCGGCCTCGGGTACATCGAAGTGGAGACCGTCGGTCTCGTCGGCGAACTCGATCACGATGCGCTCCTCGTGATCGAGGTGTGCCAGCGCGTGGTCTGGTCTGCACCTTCGTCGCTGCCGACCATCTGGTTCACCTCGGGGAGCGCGGTGGCTGCGGCGAGCGCGAGGGTGGCGTGCACCTGGGCGCGGGCGAACAGGCCGGTCGCCTGCTTCCCGAGTTCGTCGCGGCGTGCGCGGACATCCTCCGGGCTGAGCGGGTCTTCGCGGGTCGCGGTGATCGCGCGGCCCACCTCGGTCGCGATCGCGAGGAGACGTTCGGCTTCTGCGTAGTGCTCGGGGCCCGTCATCAGCGCACCTCGATTCGAGGGAGGAGCGCGAGCATGATGGCGGTCTGGCTGGCGCACCGCATCGCGGCCGGCCAGCTGTCGTGGTGGCACATTGGCGCGGGCCCGGCGTCGGGGCCGAAGATCGAGGAGACGTGCCAGCCGCCGCACTCGACCGCCCGGGTCACGCGCAGCCGCGGGTACCGGCGGGCCATCAGTTCGCCACCCGAACGCAGTTCGCGGTGCTGCCGCCCGGCGCCCACGCGCTGTAGACGAGATCGCCGGTCGCGACGTCGAACACGCGGCACGAGACCGCCCAGCCGGTGGGGGAGACGATGGACGCGCCGAACCGGTCGCCCGCGAAGATGGGGCCCTGGATCACGGTGGTCTGCCCGCACTCGGTGTGCACGTAACCCTTCGGCCACGTGATCGACGCGCAGCCCTCGGTGTTGAGGACAACGGCGACGTTGCCGCCGCGGGTGTAGGCGCCCGGGGTGGCGCCGGCGGGGGCCGCGCATGAGGCCAGCGCCACGGCGAGCACGGCGAGGATGATCGTGTTCTTCATCGGTTGCTCCCAGCGCGCACCATCTGCGTGCGCAAGTAGTTGTATTCGGGGACAGTGAGGTTCATCGCCTGCCGCAGTCGCACGCCCACTCCGCGGGGGAGGGTCGGCGCGGCCGGGTCGAAGCCCCAGCGCGTGAGCGCGCGGCGGGCCGCGCGGATCCGCTGCTCGGTGATCTCGTTCGGGCCGAGCGGCCGGCCGTAGTCGCTGCGGGGCCGGTCCTTCACGACGGTGATCCCGTGCTCGGCGCGGAGCCGGGCGACGGTGGCGTCGTCGAGGCGCCGCGGTGTGCCGCGGGGCGTCACCGGCCCGCCCCGTCCCGGTTGTGGGGCCCGGTGCGATGCACCGACATGCCCCAGGCTCCGAACCCGATCGCGCCGAGCGCGACCGCGGCACCGACGACGGTGGGGTACGCGCGGAGCAGCTGCGCGAGCAGGTACACGACTGCGAACGCGATGCATGCGAGCACGACCACCTCGGTGGTGTGCGTCGCGGGCGGCGAGCCCGACGGAGGCGTGGACGGTGTGCCATTCGCGCCGGGATTGGTATTCTGGTGCTGCACTTGAACTCCTCTCGCGAGTTCTCGTTCTGGAAGGCCCGCCCGGCATGGCGGGCCTTTCGCCTTACGTGGTGGACGGAATCGCGCCGAAGTCGGCGAGGAGCCGCTGCAGGCCCTTCGGGGTGACCCGCGGCTGAGGCGGATCGAGGACGAGCACCCCGGTCTTCGGGTGGTAGTGCGACTGTGGGATCACCGACATCCAGCCCGCCTCGATGGCGGCCTGCTTCACGCGGTACCGGCCGTCGCCCACGGCGCGGGAGATCCAGCCGTACGACTTGTCGAGCACCGCGAAGAGTCGGTTCTGGCCGACCTTGATGCCGGCCCGGGTGAGGGCCTGCGCGGCGTCGCGGACGGACAGGTCGCCGGTGGCGTCAAGGATCTTGTCTGCGACCGCGGCGCGCGGCTCAAGCTCGGCGATCTGCTGATCCTTCGCCTTGAGCATCTCGGCGGCCTCTAGGACCGCGGCGGCGAGGAGCTCCGGGCCCTGCAGCGCGGGCTGCTGGGCGACGCGGTCACGCAGCTCGAAGAATGCGCGGACGAGCGCGACCTTGAACCGGACCACCACGTCGCTGTTCCGCATGAAGGTCATCAGGAGCGTCGCCTGCTCCTCGGTGAGCAGCGCGACCTCGCGGCTCTGCACTCCGCCCGCAGTCTTGAAGGGTCGCGTTTCAAACGCGACCCTTCCGAACTGCTCGAAGTCTGAGATTCGAGTGCGCACGAGCTCGAGCACGTTCTTGTGCTGGGTCTCGGTGCCGGCGGCGATCGCGAGCGACGTGGTGACGGCCTGGCCGTCGATCAGGGTGACGATCTCGTTCATGACAGCACCACCGATTCGACAACGGTGGGGGTCGCGCGCGGCACGTAGTTGGTAGTGATCGAGCCGTCGGGAATTCCGAGGGCCCGCTCGAGTGCGTCCAGGAACTCCTTGCTGGCGCCTCGGTGGCCGTTCTCGATCGCGCTCAGAGTTCCCCGAGCGGGGGCCTCGCCGAATTCGGCCATCCGCTCCGCGACGTCATCGAGCGTGAGGCCAGCCGCGATGCGCAAGATCTTGATCGACACGTGGGGAGGCGTGCGTCGCGGACGGGCATCCTTGCCGTACCGCCGCCTTGCGGCCTGCTGTTCCTTGGGCATGAGCCTAAAGTAGCACGATTATGACGCTCGGCAAGCAATCATCGGCAAGGATGGCATCGTTTGGCAAACTTCCTGACCTGCGGAATCACAGCGGTGTGATTGCTGTTTCACTTGAACTACCAGCGTGAGGTTTGCCAAACTGGGGCAAGGTTTGCCAAATATTTTTGAGAGAGTCGGTGCATGACCACACGCGAAGGGGTGCTCAGCCTCGCCGAGGCAGTGCTGTTGCGCCGCGGCCAGCTAGGACTCAGTCAGGCCGATGTTGCAGCGGCGGGCGGGCCGTCCGACACAACGCAGTCGAAGATCGAGCAAGGTGTAGCGGCGAAGGTGGGGCGGCAGACGCTCGCGAAGTACGACACTGCGCTTCAGTGGGGCACGGGCACGGCAGCCGCGTTTCTTGCCCGCGACACCGAGAGCCCTGTCTACAGGCGTGCGCGCAACGAGATCTTCCACGGGGTTGGCGCTCAGGCGGCTCTACCGGAGCTCGAACCCACGCGAGCGATGACCTTCGAGGACGCGCGACGCGAGAATTTGGACCTCACGCTCCCATCTGAGCCCGGGCACGCCGCACTGCGGCCTACTGGGGGGTACCGCCTCTTGGATATGAACCTCACCCTGATGGAGTCGTGGCTCGACACCATCGGGAGCGCGGAGTCCGACGTAGAGGTGATGGTCGCGACCACGCTCCTCAAGAACGTCGACGTGATGCTCGACGCCATCGCTACCTCGGCAAATGCGGTTGTCGGAAGTGAGTTCGAGGACATCCAGCGGCGGCTTCGGCGCGCCAGTGAGCAGCACGCCACTCAGCGTCTCCGCTTGGGGCTCCCCATCCGGGTGAGCACCGGCGACCCCCGCTCGCGCGCCGAGGGGACCCTCGCGGCGATGCGGGCCACAGACCCTGACGACACCGACCAGGTCGACTGGTTCGAGGGCCGGTACAACGACCCGACCTTGAAGCCGGGCCGGCTGACCCTCCATGCGACACCGGCTGATCGCGCGGATGCCGACACCGCTTCGCCCGCCGACGGCGGCTTCGATCTCACCGTCCCCGAGCCACCGCCGATCGAGTCGGATGGCCCGGACCGCTGGCCCAACGGAGAACCGGTCTACGACGAGCACTGGGAGCAGTGGAAGGCTTGGCGGGACGCGGGCGCCCCAGATGGAGCGTGGGAGGCGTTCCGGGCCTCGGAACGTCAGCAGGCGTACGACCTCGCGGCCCGGTTCATCGAAGGCCCCACCGACGCGGAGAGGCTGCACGCCGCTCAGGATGACGCGGCGACCACGCCAGATGCGGACGGGCCGGAGGACGGGGCGTGAGCACCTTCGCGGGCCCGCTGATCGCGGCGACGATCGGCGCGTGGAGCGCGTACTGGATGAGTCGTCGCGCTCTGGCTCGTCACGGGCAGATGACCGCAGTGAAGAACGATCTCGACGCAGCCGACAAGCTGCCGGTCGGCGCGCTCCGAGACCTGGTCGTTCGATGGGCTGCTGTCCGCACGACTGCGATCGGCTACGCGGAGACGGGCCCCGCCTACACACGCTCGACCAGGATCCTCTTGATCCTGAGCTGCATCGCGTTCCCGGTCGGCCTTGCAGTGTGGTTGTACCCGATCGGGCGATGGATCCTCACCAGGGAGGTGAGCGACGGTGTCGCCTTCGGATTCGCGTGGTTCTTCGTACCCGGAATCATTGTGACCGGCGCTGAGGCGTTCGGGTACTTCCGCAATGCCCGAGAGAAGCGTCAGCCACAGCTGCGAGGCGTGCCCGCGGACATCGCGAACGCCCTGCAGGCCCAGATAACGGAGATCCACCTCGGATTCAAGGCGCTCATCGAAGAACCCGACGAGGCCGACGAAGCGCCGGACAGCGAGGGCCCGGACAAGGGAGCATAGGCTCTCGCGCGTAACGGACATTCGGGGAGGATTCATGACCACTACGAACTACAAGGGCTTCGGCTGTGAAGCCGTGCTCGACACCGCGGCGGGGACGGTGACGCTCACACACGCGGGGATGACGGTGCTCAAGCACAAGAAGGAGTCGTCGCCCTGGGTGATTCCGCTCGGCGCGATCACCGACGTCGAGGTCCGCGACAAGACCGCGCTCGTCCGCGGTCACGTGCGTTTCATCCTCGCCGACCGGGTCGGCTGGGCGAAGGACGTAGTCGAGGACGTCAACGCGTTCATGACGGGCAAGGACAAGGTCGGCGACTTCGTCGCTGCGGTGAACGCCGCGCGCGCCGGCGCGGCCCCGACGACCATCAGCACGGGGCCGGCGCAGTCGACCCGCGCGCGGCTCGAGGCGAAGAGCGAAGAGCTGCGGGCCCGGGCGGCCGAGACCGAGCAGCTGATCCGCGATAACCCCCAGTTCCAGGGGATCGTCGTCCGCGGCGACGTGATCGAGTTCAACAGGCAGACCTTCCCGCTCGCTGGGGCCCGCGCGACCGTCGAGATCGGCAGCACGCAGCGCCGCACCACCGCGACCCGCGTGGTCGTCGGCTCCGTCATCACGCTGGGCGTCGGCACCGTAATCGGCGCCATGGCGAAGAAGAAGACCAGCAACGTGTACGTCACGGTCGAACTGGCCGACGGCCAGGTGATCGTGGTCGAGGCCGACTCGAAGGCTGAAGGGAGGGCGCGCGAGTTCGCTGCGGCGCTCACGTCCACGGCGGCCCGGGCCGCCTCGGCTGTGGCGTCCCCGTCGGTCGCGCCCGCGATCGACGTCGAGTTCGACGAGGCACTGCCGGCGGACGCCGCGCCCGCGATCGCGCCGCCTCCGCCGCCGCCCTCGGTCCCAGCGAACTGGTACCCCGATCCCGACAACGGCGAGCTGCTCCGGTATTGGGATGGCGCGGCCTGGACCGCTCACACCGCCCCGCGGCCCCCGCAATGATGGCGTCGGACTCAAGCCACTGGGTCAGTGAACGTTGGGAAAGCATGCTCTTGTTCTTCCTGACAAAGGCTCTACCGGTCGTGGCCGCAGTACCGATGGTGTTCGCTTGGCGAGCCGAGACTGGAAAGGGGAGATTCTGGCTCATAATTCTTGCGGTGGTGATCTACGGTGTGTCCTTCGGGGTTGACTGCTGTGTGAAATACGCGGAAAAGCGTCGCAAGGAAGCGAAGGAGGACACCCTCGAGGGGGCGCGCTCCAAGCGGACTAGGGAGATTTGCTACTCGTTCAATTCAATACCGCAGTACACGACCGATTTCTACTCGCAGATCAGTGCGAGCGACTCAAGCGCGCGCCCGCACCTCGACCGGTACCTCGGCGACATCCTCGGCGCTCTCGCTCGATCCGCTACCGCCAGCGAGGTCCGCGTATGCCTCTACCGGGTAGATCGCGGTGAGGCGCGTAAGTCAGGTGAGGGTAACGGAAACGAGTCGATCTCCCTGATCCTCTTTGGCAATGGGGTTGGACGCGCGGACCCACCGCGTCCGGCATTCGATTCAACGTCGGACCATGGGCGATTCTTGATTCAATGCATGAACGAGAGGAGATCGATTCGAGTCCAGGATACCGAAGAGCCCCCGAGTAACTACCGACTGGACTGCAGTGACAAAAAGTACAAGTCATTCATCGCTGTTCCCGTCACCTATAATGACCATGAATATGGAATGCTCATGCTCGATTCACCTGATCAAGATGGTCTGACACCCGACGATGAGGTCGTCGCACTGCTGTTCGGCAAGTTCCTCGGCAGTGGATTTCATCTGGTCGAGTCAACTCCGGCGAGCCGCCCCAGGCTGTCGGGGCCTAGTGTTAGCGTTGCGACAAGTAGCGATGGAGGTGTATAGAGATGGCTTCGGTTCACGATGTAGCGGCATACCTCGTCGACAAGTTCGGCGTTCTCGGCACCATGAAGCTTGAGAAGCTCGCCTACTACAGCCAAGCATGGTGGGTAGCCCGGAACTCCGTGCCTCTGTTTCCGGAGCACCTTGAGGCGTGGCGCATGGGCCCCGTGTGCCCCGAGCTGTACGTGTGCCATCGCCGCCAGAACTTCGTGGATTCGTGGGCGTGGGGGGATGTCGACGCTCTTACTTCCGTCGAGAAGCAGCACATCGACGCGATCGCCGACGTCTACGGGGCCTATTCGGGCTTCCGACTTGGCGACATGACCCACCAAGAGCGCCCCTGGAACATCGCGATGGCTAAGGGGCAGAACTCCACCATCGAGATCGAAGACATGCGCAGCTTCTTCCGTGAACGCGACACGGCTGGCGCTTAATTACACCAATGTAGTTCCTGGTCAGAGCGTTTTCGTGTCGGTCGGCGCGTGTACAACGTCCGGTATGACCAGAACGAACCCACCGTGGCATCCGTGGCGCGAGGCGCGCGCCCGCGGGCACCTGCGGATCAGCTTCGAGGCGCCGACGACGGTGCGCGGCCGGCACGGTCGTGACGGTCGGATCGAGCTGCACCCGACGATGACGCAGGCCGAACGCAGGTCGGCGCTCGCGCACGAGCTCGTCCACGACGAGCGTCAGGTGTACCCGCGCGACGTCGTGCTCGCGGCGAAGGAGGAGCGCACCGTCGAGACGATCGCAGCGCGCCGGCTGATCGACCTCGAGCGCCTCGTTGAGGTGCTCCGCTGGACGAGGCACGCCACCGAGGCCGCTGAGGAGCTCTGGGTGGACGTGCCGATGCTCCTCGCACTGATCCGGTCACTGACCGAGGACGAGCGGCTCTGGATCAACATGAGGGTCGAGGAGGGGCCATGCTGA